GGTTGGGGGACAACAGACTTTAATACTATTTTCTCTAACTGGGGTTCTGGATATATTGATACATGGAGTTCTCCAGGTAATGCTCCTGGTGGGTCTTCTCACTACGTAGGATTACAAGGATTACATTATAATTTTCAAAATAGCTCCCAAGCATATGGTTTCCAGATGGCGTGTGCAGGTGAAGCAAACAACAGATTCTTCTGGAGAAGTGCATGGCCCAATATAAGAAGTTGGGTGGAGATGATACACAGTGGTAATATAGGTTCATATACAATTCCTTCTGGTGGTGGTTGGTATGGATCAGGATTACCGGGTTATCGTTGGAATGGATATAGTGTGAGTGGTGGTGAGATTGTATTTGGTGATGGACTTCCTAATGCTGGTCAAATGGGTATTCTTATTGATGGTGCGTATGTAGCAGGAGAAAATAACGGATACTGGTCTATGGATGGTAGTAATACATGGTCAAGTAGAAGAGGATGGTATTGGGATGGATCTTATTTAAACTTTACAACAAACTCTCCAATTTCATTATTTACCACTTTACGTTTAGCAAATGGATTTGAAATACAACAGGGTGGTTCTAACTACGGGGTATTTAATTCATGGGTAAGACTTGACGGGCATTACGGTTTTTATTCTGGTACAAATGGTGCTCACCTTTATCCTAATAACAATAGCTATGGAGCGTGGAAAATTATAGGAGAAAGAAACGGATGGAGGGGGTTACATTTTGGTGAAGGCACAGGTATAACCCTTATGATGAATGAGGGTGAGTTTGGATTCCACAGAGAAGGTGTAGGATGGGTAGGTAGATTTACAAGTGGTACAGGTCATTTCAATATATCAGGTAATGCTACTACTGCTACTACTGCTACAACAGCAAATGTTTCTAAAAAAATACAATCTGATTATCAAGAATGGGATTTTGGTTGGGGTTCACATACTGTAACAACTCCAATGTCTATTAGTATATGGGACAACTATACTCAAGGAGGAGCACCTAGTGGTTATGGAACTATAGTAGATATGTATGGTTTAAGTGGACACCAGCAAGACCAATTCTATTTCTATCAAGGAAATATACTACATAGATATGGGTGGTATGGTAATAATAACTGGAATGGTTGGTATAATGTTTTAACTTCAAACAGCCATCCATATCCTTCTAACATGAATCAGTATGTTAGAACTTCGGATGCTCCTACATTTAATGGAATTTACACAAATGACTGGTTTAGAGCAAACGGATGTACTGGACTATATTTTCAAAGTTACGGTTATGGATTAAGAGCACCTGAATGTGAAGGTAATTCATACGGTAACGTTGCAACTTATGGAACTGGTAGAAATGGTTGGAGTGGTTACGGGATTGGGTCGCAGTTTGTCATTATGGGTAGAGTGGGTACTGATCTTGGTTTGCATGATAATAATTATGGCTGGGGATGGTATTGGCACACAGGAAACAGAAGCTTAGGTATAGGTGAATCTACTACATCAAGTAGTTATAAACTTTATGTAACAGGTGCAATTTATGCAACAGGAGATATTGTAGCTTTTTCTGATAAGAGAAAGAAAACTGACATTATTACGATTGAAGACGCATTATCAAAGGTTAAAGATATGCGTGGTGTTTTCTATACCAAAATTGATGAAGCTCATAAAGGTAGACAGGTTGGTGTAATTGCTCAGGAAATGAACGAAGTATTACCTGAAGCTGTAACATATGCTGCTGATGTTGATGAATATGGTGTAAAATATGGTAACATAGTGGGTGTTCTCATTGAAGCTATCAAAGAGCAACAGAAACAAATTGAAGAACTTAAAGCTAAGCTTGCATAAAAATGGCACTACCTTGTTCTGGTCAAATAGCAATGTCGCAGATAAATACTGAACTTAATCGTTCAGCTTCTGCTACTATATCCCTTGATGCTGCTGAAAATGGGGACTATGGTGCTATTAATCAGAATAGTGCTTCTAGACCTAATGCGTCTAATCCGGCAGCTATGAGTGAGTGGCATTGTTATAATCATAATGCAGCAGCATGTAATGCACCAGTCATTACAGGGTCTGACAGAACCAGTACTTCAGCTATTCTTTATATTCAATACGCTAACTGTGACATAATGGAGGTATTTTATAGCTCAAATGGAGGTCAAACCTGGACTCAAGAAGGTAACGTCGGTTGTGTATCAACCAAATATGTGTACAACTTAGCACCATCTACAACTTATCTTTTCAGAGTTAGAATTAGATGTGCGTCATCAGGTCAGTATAGTGCATATAGTAGTATTCGCTCAGTTACCACTTGTCCTGGATCTGATACATTTGTTACTTCAGGCTGCGAAGGATGTGATTACTTTGAAATATATAATGATGGTACTTGTGGTACATACAGAGTAAATTATCCTAATCATCCTACTTGTGGTTGTGATGGAGAAGTCGGTGGTTTTGAATAAAATATTTAAACTTGGAGAGTTTAATAAAATTTTGTATATTATAAATGTAGAACTTACCTAAAAACTTATATAAAAATGGCACTTAAAATTACAGCTCAAATTGGTACAGATCAGGGTATTACCAGTGAAGCTTATGTGCGTATTATGTCTTACCAAATTAATAAAATTGGTAATGCATATTTCAGCATTCAGCTTTTTAAATCTGAAGAAGACGCTACAGAAGTATCTGCTTCAGGACCCTTAGGAATTGCTGGTCCAGTAGCCCGCAATGCACAAATTGGTGATAGCTTGATGGTCCCTATGACAAAAGTGATTACAGTTACACAAACTGTAAAACGCACTGTTCCTGAAGAGCAGGAAATCAGTGAAACTATTACCCTTCCTCCTTCAGAAGAGGGTGGTGAATCTACAACTCAGACAGTTACAAGAACTCAAACTGTTTATGTAGAGAAAGATGTTGAAGAAGGTATTCAAAAAACTGTTCCGGATCTTTCTGGAGCTGAAGGAATTGACATCTTTGAATTCGGTTATTCTAAGCTTAAAGAGAAACTCGTAGGCATCTTTGGCGCAGAGAATGTAGATGATTGCTAAAAATGGCAGCAAAGAAAGGATTACTCGGTTCTAATAAGGCTGCTAAAGTAACTTTCGGTAAGCGTAAGCTAGGAAAGCATGCAAAGAGCTTTAATAAGCACAACCGCAAAGAAAAAAATTATAGGGGTCAGGGCAGATAATACCCTAATTCTTTGTTTTAATTGTAGAACTCTTGTATATTTGTAGAGTTAACAAATCCAAAAATACGTATATGGAAACAGTAAAAACCAGTCTAACTCTGGAAGAGATTCTCTTCCTGGAAGCGGAAATTGGCGGCGTTGCTAATGAAACAGGAATTGTTTCTAAAGGATTGCTCCAACACAAGCTTTCAATTGCCACAAAGTATCACTTAAATAAACTCTTGACTTCTCTACAAGAAGATAAGAAGTATATTGGTGAACAGCGTAATGAACTAATTAAGTCTTTGGGAACAGAAACTGAAGACGGATCTTTTGAGATTAAAAATGAAATTGATGGTGTAGTTAATCCCAACATTATTGAATTTCGTAAACAGATGGATGAACTAATGAAAACTGAACGCGAAGTTGAACATATTAAACTTAGCGTAGATGAATTCAAAAACATTGAAACTGAATCGAACTTTACAGTTCTTTTCAAGTTGTTTGGTTGATTTATAGTGATGTATTAGTAAGTGGACCCCCTCGGTGATGCAGCCGGGGGGTTTTTTATTCCACTAATTCTAACAAAACATGGGCATCAAAATACAGTAACAGCAAATTGCTGTGTCTCAGGAGTTTCATCTCCATCAAGTATACGTTGACAGTAATTAGCTAAAATAGATGTAATAATTTTATGTGAATCTGCTTTTTGGATAAAGTACTGACACTGTTTTAAGTATGTGTGGTTTGATGCTTCATGCATATAAAGATCTGTTGCTTTCATTACAATATCCCAGTTAAACTCAGGATACTCACTAAAAAACCATATAAATCTTTGCATAACATCACGAGGATTACCCCTATGTGGACCTCCTGCAGGAAACTTATTTCGGTACTCGGTTATCTTTGGTGCCCATTCTTCTTTTTGAGATGTACTTAGCGCTTGTTTTTTAAGTTTTGCACTCAGTATTTTTTCCATTTCTTCTACAAAAGCTAAACCTTTTGCTGTCAACTCAAACTTTCTTGCTTGAACAAAATTGTCTTCATCACGAATTTCTACTTGACGAATGAATTGTCCATCAACTAATTTACTATACTCCGCCATATCTGGGAAGTACGCTCTATAAGAAACATTCTTATAGATTGAGTATAGTACACACCATGCGTTTGGTGTTATACCCGATTTAAATAAATGATTAAATAACTTTTCTTGTAGTACCATAGGTATATAAATTTAGTTTTTTAAAGAAACTTGAGGTTATACAACATAACCTCAAGCTCTTATGAAATTATCCTGCACAGGATTCACAGCTTAAAATATCCCTTGCAAACTCTTGAGCAGCGTTTTGACCCAGTTGATAATAAAGAGTCTTGACACCAATTTCGTGAGCTTTTAAAAGAATAGTATTAATGTCCCGTGTAGGCGTTGCAGGATGGATCATCAAATTTAATGATTGTCCTTGATCAATAAACTTTTGTCTTTGTGAAGCTTGTATAATAATTTCCATCTGTGAAATTTCCATAAAGGTTCTAAAGACTAGTTTCTCTTCTTCTGACAAGAAGCTTAAGTGTTGAACACTACCGGCTTTTTGTAAAATAGATTCCCATACATCCATTGTGTCTTTACCTTTTTCAGCAAGAAGTTTTTTTAAATAAGGGTTTTTAACTGCATGTTTAACTTTTGCTGTCTTTTTGATATAGTAATTAGAAGTATAGGGTTCAATAGATTGAGATTGCTGTCCCATAATAAAGGATGAAGATGTATTCGGTGCTACAGCAGTTAATGTAGTATGCCTTCTACCATAACCTTTTAGTGCTTCAGGTTCTCCGTAAAGTTCTGCCATTTCTTTTGATGCAGCCCATGCTTGATTCTGAATCGTCTGAAAAATCTGAGAATTCAAAAACTTAGCACGAAGGGACTCAAATGCAATCATATGACTTTGCAAATAAGAGTGATATCCTGAAGCACCGATACCAATAGCACGGTGTCTTTCAGCAAAGCGTATTGCTCTAGATATAAATGGTGTTTCTTTATATCTATCAATAAACTCCTGCAATACAGCATCTGCTATATATACAGCAACTCTGACAGCATCGGTATCTTTCCATTCATCAAATTTAACCAGGTTCATTCCAACCAGGTCACATACAAAGGATTCCTCTTCTGTTGAAGGAAGCAGAATTTCTGTACACATGTTTGATGAATTGATTTTAGCACCAGTATCTTTATAGACATCTACAGTGTTATTGTTTACGTTATCTGTGTAAAAGATATAGGGAAATCCTGTACGGTTTCTGGAGTCAATAACCATAGCCCAAAGCTCGCGTTTGTCAATATCTCCAGCTTTCATGTCTTCTAACCATTTGTCAGTAACACAAACACCAAAAGGAAAACGCTGTAGTTTATGACCTTCCGCGTTAATCCGTAAGAAATCTTTGATATCGCCGTGTGTAATATCCAGGTAAGCAGCAAATTCTCCTCTGCGAACATTGTTCTGAGAAATTACATTTTTGGTAGTATCAAACATTTGCATAAAATGTACTGCACCGTAAGTATCCCCTCCAGTAGAAATCTTACTACCAGCAGGACGAATATCACCAAAGTACCCCGATGTACCGCCTCCGATTTTACAAAGCATCCCTACTTCAGCATTACCTCTAATAATAGATTCAATGCTGTCACTGACGTGCGTGTTAAAGCATGAAATGCCGGAACCTCTTCCAGTTCCAGCATTGCTCCATACGGGTGATGGTAATACATAATATCCATTCTCAATATATTCTTTTACCTTACCTCTAAGTTCTTGACTATTATAAGTGTCACCTACAAGTTTAGCGATTGAGTCAATTCGATCATAGATTGTACTATCATTGTGAAAATACCCTCTCCCCATAAACTCCTCACTTAAGGGAGTATACCAGTCCATTTTTGCCATATTAAAATAAATCTTTACTTGTTATTGATTTTTGAAACTTAGTGTAGTTCGTACCTTGTGTGTTAAAGAAATCATTACGCACATATCCGTAAATAGCTTCAACCATCCAGTAAAGCTCAGATAATACTGTTTCGTTTATTTCGAATAATTCCTCACCTCCAATAGCAGTAAGGGAGTTGTTAAAACGATTTTTTATAAACTCGACTACGGCTTTTTTAGATACAGTGTCAATTTCACCCTCTTCAAATATCCAGTCAATGATTTTCACCTCAGCATCAAAAGCTTTTTTGCATGCTCGATAGATTTTTTCATAAAAATCTTGGTCAAACCATTCAGGATACTCTTTTTTAATCAGATTAATGACATGCATGCCTAGTTGAGCATGAATGATTTCTTCTTTCATAGTAGCTTCAATAACTGTATCTACTTCTTTTAGAAGATTCTTTTTCTCAATAAACGACTTTACAATAGCAAACTGACTAAATAGAGATACATTCTCAATAAACATTGAAAACAAAGCTAGGTTTAGGGTATAAACCTGTTTTGCGTTATCACCGCTGTTTTTTAAGTACTTTGTTAGGTATTCAACCCTTCCACCAATTACAGGATTTTGTAATAGTAAATCAAATTCGCTGTTAAAGCCAAGTACTTCAAGAAGCTTAGAATATGCTTCAGAGTGAACTACTTCATTTTCAGCAAACGTAATACCTACAGAATTAAATTCTGGTTTAGGGATGTGTTCACCCAACTTAGCCCAGAAAGTCTTAACGCTAATCTCAATCTGAGAAATAGCAAGAAGAGTTCTTTTAATAGCTTCTTTTTCTGAGTCAGAAAGCTTGTGTTTAAAATCATAGGCGTCACTGTCAAAGTTGAATTCTTCAACGTCCCAGCGACTGTGTTTAATTGCATCCCTGTATTTTATAATTTCAGGATACTCATACGGCTTAAAAGCAATACGCTTGTCAAAAATTCCCATATTCTTAGAGTTTTGTTAGTTGCATATAGAGACAAAAAGACCTCCCACGTCCTATGAAACTGAAGGACATGAAGGGTCAATAAATAAATCGGAGTTACATATATAATTTACAAAGTTCTACAAGAAGTCTCGTTCGTTTGTGCATGAATTTTTCCGAATTTTTCATGCGTAAACCACAAATACTTCTGTTACAGTACTTTGAAATCATAGGGGTAAATTATTCTTGGTAAAGGTCTACAAAGTAAACGAATTTCTTGGAGAAATAGAAACTATTGGGTATATTTTATATGAGGGAGGTGGTAGAATTAATCAGTTTTTTTAAAAAATCTATTTAAAATCTACCATGCAAGATAAAGAAAGAGTAATCAGCACTGTCAAAGAGTGGGCTAGTCCAATGCTTATTGGACTGGTTGGTATCCTATTGTGGAGGGATATCACTGAGATGCGTACTGACGTTAAGACACTCCTAACAAACGAGAGTGCCGATCGTGTTAAAATTGAACAGCTGGAATCAGATGTATCGATGCTGAAGAACTATTTATATAGTACTCCAAGTAAATTTCCTGTTGGACCTGCTCAAGAAGTCCCAGACGAAAGATCTCAGACTTACTATATTAAGCCTGAAAATGAGATTGACTTTAAAAAGAAATAATATGCTTGACTTTTTCAAAAAGCTAATTAGAGACGATAATGACATCAACGAAAAGACTTTTGTTGGTCTAGTAGCTTTAGCTGCTTGCGTTATTGTACTTATTGCTGATCTAGTTACAGGTTTAATCGGAAAAACCTTAAACATTCATCAGTATGTATTTGATGGTTTTTTGATTTTATGCGCTGCGGCGTTGGGAATTGGTACTCTAGGTCAAGTTATGAAAAGACCTATTAAGAAAGAAGAAGAAAAGCAAGACCCTGAAGTATAACTTATTAAAAACCATATGAATAAATTTTATTTAGCAGTAATAGGTGTATTAGTATTAATTATTCTATTACAAAGGTCCTGCTCAGGACCAAGTGTCACAGAACCGGTTAGTGTTAAAACTGAAATTGATACTGTGTACATTACTAAAGACTCTTTGATAGTTCGCAAAGTACCTAGAATTAAAAGAGATACCACATATCTACCAGGTGAAACTAAGTATTTACCTGACACTAATTATGTGGTATTAAAAAAGCAATTCCAGAACCTTGTGAAAGAGCATACAGCATTAAATATTTATGCTGATACTTTAAAACTAGATTCTCTAGGGTATGTCTTTGTTGTAGACTCTGTTCAATTTAATGCATTAAAAAACAGAATTTATGACTACAAGTATACTTTACCTGTTGTAAAAGAAAAGACAACAGTAGTCCAAAAACGCAATCAGGTGTACGTAGGGGGTGGAATCTTTACAAACACCGATTTAAATACTCTGGGAGCAGAACTAAACCTGTCTCTTAAAACAAAATCCGATAAGATTTACTATTTAAACGGGATTATTATTCCTGAACAAGGTCCTTATTTTGGTGTCGGTACTCAGTGGAAACTTAAATTATCTAAGAAATGAACATCAAGCAGATAGAATTTCCTGCAAGTCAATACATGCAGGATGTATTTCCTAAAAAGCAAATTTATCTTCACCATACTGCTGGTAACTCAAGCGGTGAAGCTGTGTTTAAAGGATGGGCTGCAAACACTGAAAGAATTGCAACATGTGTATCTATATCAGGACCTGGAAAGTTATCTGTAGATGGACAGATTGTACAAGGATTTTCATCAAAGTTTTGGGCTTATCATTTAGGTCTCAAGCAAGATATTTTTACAAAACATAAAGTACCTTATCAGAGTCTGGATAAGATTTCTATAGGTATTGAGATTTGTAACTGGGGTCAGCTTACTCTTAAAGACGGTAAGTATTACAACTACGTTAATAAAGAAGTACCTGCTGATCAGGTGTGTCAGCTTGATAAACCTTTCAAAGGTTATAAGTATTTTCACAATTACACAGATGCACAAATTGAGTCTACTAAGGAGTTGCTTTTGTTGTGGAAAGAAAAATACGGTATTCCTATTGACTATAAAGATGATATCTGGGATATTACACCGCGAGCTTTAAAAGGTGATGCAGGTGTTTTTACACATAACTCTGTTAGAAAAGATAAAGTGGATGTTTACCCTCATCCTAAACTTATTGAGATGCTTAAATCTCTTTAAGTTAGCGACTAGTATATAAAGAAAACCCCTCATTATCGAGGGGTTTTTTTATTCTGCAGCTTTTAAAAAAGTATAGTTTAAGGGTTTACCATCATACTTATCTAAAAAGTTAAGTAGTATTGTAAGCTCTGCTGTCTGTGCATAATCTAAAACTTTACCGGGTTTATTTTTCCAATTGATTTTATAACCATCACCTGAATTTAGAGCTTCTAACACTTTAGTATTACGTACATGCTCTGCCCAGTTAGTTGAATCAGAATATTTCATGATGACAACATCTTCATCATAAGGGACCTCAATTACGTATTCTATATCATGCTGGTTTAATCCACCCATGACGTAGTAGATTTGTTTTTTCATAGTTTAAATCTTAAAAGAAACCTTCATTATGAGAATGATACTCATCCTCTGGTACATTTAAATTGTAAAGTTTGACAATATCTTTTACTTTTTCAACAAGTTCTCCAAGACCACCTTCGTTTACTAGGTAAATGTCAAATTCAAAGTTATCTAGACTTGTTTCCGAAGCATGATCTGATTTTACTTTAGTATTGTCTCTTACCATTCTAATTAGTAATCCTCCTCGTGATTTAATTGCTACAGCTTCGTTAGGGAATCTTACGTCTGTTACAATCCATTTGGAAGAACTACTGTAGCTATTAAAAAGAGCATTAACCCAGGTATTATCATGAAGTCCTTTTCGCATAGCATCAGTACCAAGCTTTTGTAAAAACTCTCGTATAGACATTAAGTTATTAAATTCAATATCTCTGAAAGGATCTATAGTATTTAAAGGAGTGTCTTTACTTACTGAACCCCATTCTGGTCCTAGCAATGCTTTTTTAAACTCTTGGTCTTCAAATTTGTACTCAGGAATACCTGTAAGTATAGATGCTATAGACTTTAGTTTACCTGCAAACTTTTTAATTTCCCACATCTTTGCAATGAACTTATTATTGTTAGTATAGAAATGTTCTATTGTTGATGTAGAAAAATCAGGATAACGACAAATAATGTTGATTAATGTAGCAACTGTGTCTTTACCTGTACCAATTTTACCAGAAATACCAATAAGGTTTGGTGATTTATTCATGTTTACATAAAGATTTAAATCGTGATAACAATGCAGATTTTGAAATTTGAATTTTGTATTTCATTCTCAAATAGCGTCGAACTACATAAAAAGAAGTGTGTTTTCTCTTTTTAGAAAAAAACGATTGAATAGATTCTATAATAACATCTTTCATGATTAAAAAAATAATGAGGGGTCACAAGGACCCCTCTAATTATTATTTACAATAAAATAGTAGTTGAATCTTCAACTGGTATTTCAATAACTGATCTATCTGTATCGGCAAAAGCTAATTCTGTTTCACCAACAGTACTAAGCTCATGCATATACTTTGTACGATGACTGCTTAAGTCTAAATACTCTGCAAAACGATCGTGAATTGCATAGTGGTCATCCATCCAATTAGCTGGATGAGACTCTTTAAGAGCTAATGTTATGTGATTGTATAAAGCCCAAGCTGTATCATCATGAACACCGTACTCAAAAGATGGTTTTTCCATCTCTTTACGAACAATATTCATTTGAAGAGTTGTCAAAAGCTTATCGTCAAAGAATAATTGACCTAATAAGTTATACTTATCAGCTTTATTCAAAGTCTTATCTTTTAACTCATCTTTTGCTTGAACTAAAGTACCCCAGTAATCATCAGCATTTTTCAAGTAGTCACTAATCACACTACCAGATAGAATGTCAGCGTCTCCTTTATGGACACGTTTAAAGAAACCAAACTTACCGTCGCTTACAAACATTCCGTTTAAGCAAACTCTTACCATAGCACCAATGGTGAAACGGAAAGCAAACTGCTTGTTGTAAGAGTTCATAAATGAAGCAGTAAGTTCAATATCAGGATCAGACTTATAGTTAATCCTGTAGTTACCAATAGCGACTTGTCCGTTATTGGTGCTGCGGTAGTCTTCCGCAGTAATAATAAATCCGGCTTTACCAATTTCTTTCCGGACCTGACTAATTACATTTGAGTGCATAATGGGCGTGTAACTATCTGTACGCGCCGGTTGTTCTGCTGTAATGATTCGATTATATGCATCGAATCCGTTTACGGTTCTTTTCATATTAAAATAAACTAAGTTGCTTGTTAGAATTTACTAGAGGATTAGACTCCTCAATTTTTGCTATTTCACGATAGATTTTGTCAAGATAGAAAGACTCATCTATATCATAAGTATTCCATTCTTTTTCTTCAAATACATTGAAAATGGATTGCATCCATTTACCACTTTCTAATTGTATTTCTCTACCGTCAGAGCTGCATTTAATAATCTTTACACCATGCTTGCTGATGTAATATCTTACAAGATTTTGTAAATTATTTTCAATGTAGCATCCGTCAATGACTTTTCGTTCCACGAAGTGCCAGTCACCTTTAATTTTTGCACCTGCACAGTAATCATAAATATTCTTATTAGATACTAAATAATCTTTAGGGTCTATACCTTTAACAAAATATGCATATAATGCTTTAGGTACTACCTGATAAGATTTGTTTTTGTGCAGTGCTAGATTAGAAAACTCAAAACGACCTTTACATTTTGGTTCTTTACCCTCTTTTTTATACATCGCGATGTAATTGTTTACATCTGATATAATCATCTTTCTGTACTCATCTACTTCCAATTCAAGATTAGTCATTACTTCCCAATCTTTGCATATCTGCTCAAACATTGCTTTATATTCTTTGGGTATTAAAAATTCACAACCATCTGTATTTTGCATAATAGCAACAGAATTAGGAATTTTAGTAATAACCATTTCATACAACATACTCAGTAAAAGCTGTCCGTTGATGGTAATTCTAAATGTAAACATGGGGTCATACAAGAAAGAATAAACATTCTTACTCAAACCATATGTGGAGTTTAGAATAATCTTAAAAAGATAATTTAGGGTAGAACCTTTAGGATACTTTTTACGCTCTTCAAAGAACCACTCATATAATTCACAGAACACGTCGTTCTTTATATGAGCTGGACTCCATTTATTGCGTATAGCTAGATTAGGATAAAATGAAGTAACATCTGCTGTCACAAGAATCATATCGTCTGTTGCCTCGTATATACCGGATTTAGCACAACCGTGTAATCCGCCGAGACCATATACTGTTTCTACTTGTTTGTAGTGCATTGTATATTTTGGACCTTTACTTTCTGTGTCAGAGCTGTTATCTTCTCTGATATCTACTGTTAGGTTTTTAAACCAATTAAACATAGCTTTAAATTCCGGGGTATGGAATTCAATGTATGGAAGCAGTATATCGCTGATTTTAATTTTATCTCTGCTAGTTCTGTAACCTCTGATAGTTCGTTTTTCCTGACCAAGACGTTCACTTAAGAAGTGTAAGAACATTTCTTTACTGATTCTAGGCTCTGAAGCACTGTATAGATTAATACCATACTGCTTACTAAGCTCAGATCGTAAACGGATTTGTTCTTTCATTACTTCTACACCATTCTCATCTTTGTAATGAAATATGTTTTTTGTAGAAGCAACATCATTAATACAATAACTCACAACATTGTCCAGTATTTTATTTGTTAATACCGGTTCTGTATGCTTATGTGGCATTTCCTGGACATTTTTCCAGTCTAATGAGTATTGTATCCACTTTAAGCTAGATCTCTTTGCAGGATTATCCCAGTGATTGAGCTTAAATATGTCAATCACTTTGATAGAAAAGTCTTCCTCTCTAAAATCGTGGAATTCGTTGTTCCTAGACTTATTAATAACCACTCCTGCATACTGAGAAATTAGCATAGTGACTTCATCACTTGTACCTTTCAGTATAGCTTCACGGTTAACTAGGATATATTGCGTAATCTGGGCGTCAAAAGCAATATTATTGTAACCAAAGTGCCAGCTGTCGCTTACAATACATTCATCTAAAAATTTTATAAATGCTGCTGCGTCATTTCTTTCACGGTTGATTACAAATACTTTACGTTCATCCCGGTCATACGCTTCAAAAACTGCTATGAAACAATTAGTAATTGTCTCATAATCCATTATCCAAAATGTACGATTCATAGACGCGGGATAAAACTATTGTAATCACTTATTATAATCTGTTTCGATTGCTGTTTTAATAACAGGATTATCGGGGTTTACTGCAAAGTGGTTTACAAAAGTTTGAATATCCGATAAGTCTTGGATATAGTACTCGTAATATGCTTCCATGATACGACGCTCTTGAGCATAATCAGTACCACGCACCTGAATTAGCTGACCCTTATCATTCAACTTAGGTAGCATTTGCGGTTTTTCTTTTACACTTGAACTGATAACAGCAAGTGTTTTTTCACGTGGATCAAAGATTACATCAACATAAGGACAGTCGATGTTAATAGGAATCATTCGGAATGTCGGTACACCGTTCCATTCCATAGTTGTTACAAGCATTGATTTTTCTGCCATGACATTGGTTTTTTACAAGTTCTACAAATTTAAATTTCTTTTACAAGTTCTCCAAAATAATCAACTGTCTCAAGAGATAAAGTTTCTTTATCAAGATCTGGTGGGGAACATAATTCACCTACATATTGGAGATCTTCTTCGTCTACACCCAGCATTTCAGCATATCTTTTAAAGTGCTTTTTTGGTATTAAAAAGCTTTCAACATATGCCCATTCTGGAGTATTATGTCCAAAGTGATTAAGTATTAATCCTCTAGGATGCGATTGGACTTTTGAATATTGACCTTTTAATATATTCTTGTAATCTGCTTTGTGATAAAACAGGTCAAAGACATATATATTTTCGGTCAAGTCTTTTGAAGTGTAAAAGGAATTAAACATTCTATTTTTCAAAAGAATATTTAAATGAAACTGTTTCCACTCATCAGAATCATCAACCTTGTAAACTGCAATAAGCTTGCAGTCTTCAGGTTTAAACTTACCATCCCAGGCAATATAAGTATTGCTGGGACGGTAAGCTGCCTTTCTGCTTATCCCTATAAGAGGATAGAGAAATACCTTGGATTTTTGAAAATACGTTTTATAAAGATCTTGAATCATAGCTCTACTTCGTGGTTTACTGCAAAAATGTAGGGTAAGTCAAAATCTCTATTGTTAAAATGGTAAGATGCTTCTTCCAATTTAGTGTTGAGATTATTGACCCATTCAAACATAGTTTTGTAAGAAACCTTATATGGAGCTACTTGCATCAAAGAGTCTACTACAATAAATCGAAACTCTACATCATACCCATATTCTTTAGCTAGTGTATTAGTGATCAAGGTATAATACATTGCTGCTTGGAGATCATATCGGTAATAATCAATTGAGTCTTTAAAGTTTTGTATGTCTTTTGAAGACTTCTTCAAATCGTTTATACGAATTACTTTAGCATTATGATCAATCACAAGATTGTCGATAAAACCTTTAAGATCAAATGGTAAATGCTCAGCCGGAAGGTGAACATAAAACTCATTTAAAACTTGAACTTTATCAAAAGGATCTACTGATAAACCCATTAACTTATTAATTTTAGATTTTGCTTTAATAGTTTCAACTACTTGTTTAGCAAAGTCTAATTGATTGTCATCAATAATACTTCGACCATCTGCATTTAAGAGATAGTTCCAATACTCAATGTTTTTATCAATAATGATTTTTTCTAACCTTTGGGCGTCTGTTTTAAGAGACTGGTGTAGATTCATATCGACTAAAATATCAAGTATTGCATTTCCATATTCTTCCAGTTGTGTTCTACCATCATATTCTTCTGTTTGAGACAGCTCTGTGTGATGGTTAAATAACGCATGCAAAAGTGCTTTTGCGCTATCTGAAGGAAGATCTTTTGGTGTAATAGCAAATTGTTTGTCAAATTCACTGGGAGTAAGTAATAAACAATGTATTAGTTTACCTTCTACCAGATATTTGTCAATTGACTCTTGCTTACCTTTAAGCACATAGTCATTGTAAAACAGCTGTGGTGAATAAAGCAATCTATTAAGACCGCTATAAGAAAGGGTAAAACGATTAGAGAAAAACTCTTCTTCTAATCTTAACCTTGTTCCAGCGTCGATTGCATCTGAATTAAATTTATACATGGACTGAGGTCTTTGAAAAATTAAAATTTGCTTCTTCAGGTGTAGACAATACTTTTATATATACACCTGCATGGTTCTTGTCATAAGACCAGTAACTACCATCTACCATAAGGGGTAGTGGTAGCATCTCTTCAACAGAGTCATCCGCTAACCACCCGTGATGAGTCATCTCATCTTGGATTGTTTGACATGGATTAATAAAGTCCCATCGATGCTTAGTACCCCGTACAAAATGGAATCCTACAAAAAAGGGTTGGGATTTTCCTATACATTGCTCTACAAAAGCTTTTCTGTAAAAACTCCAGTATTGCATAGTGTTTTTCCTCCAGGTTTGAGTTGCTTTAGAAGCAATGAACAATCCTGATTTTGTACGAATTCTGCTGTTTTTGGACGAGGGTACAGCACCGGGTATAAATATCAACATAGGATACGGATTTCTACAAAATTAACCTATTTTTTAGAACTCACGTATTTTCAGGATGATATTCTTCATATTTCTCTATTGCTCTTTGCAACTTGGGTGCAAGCTCACGTAAGACATTGTCTTTACCGTATTGCTTAACAGAGTCACTTACATCTTTACTCATTGGTAAATACACAAAAGGAAGATTGTAGAGTTCTTCATACTTTTTCATGTTTTTAATACCGGCGTCATCATTATCAAAAAGAGTAATTACAGCTTTATAATTAGCTTTAAATTCATCTATTTGTTCTCTTGATAACGTAGAGTTTTCACTGTCTGGAGCTATAAAATCTATTCTAAATCCTAATGAACGCATGCACATTATATCCTTAAGGGAAGAAACTATTACAAGGTAGTCTAACATTTGTAGTTGATCTGAACCTTGTAAATAGTTTCCAACCTTTAAGAATTTACGTTCTTTATCTAAGGGTCGATAAATTTTGTATAGTTTACCGTCCTTATTAAAAAACCCATACATATGTTCACCTTTAGTTATAAAGGACTCATCATCTTGACACTCAGAACCTTTTTTACGATACATTACATAGTTGTCCAAAGGAACCACATTGTAATGTTCTAAAAGATTGCTGTCAATATTATATGCTGTCCAGTATTTTGCATCATTTGTATTCCAGATTCGAGGTGTGTAATCTTTGACTCTCCAGGTAGCACCTTCATAAATAGCGCGATTAAAAGTCTTACCGCTATTAAGAAACTCGACATAATCATCAATAATTTTCTTAGTTGCAGCATGAAAATCAATCTTCCATAAGTGTTGCATGAGGTCAATCGCTGAACCCCCAATACCTGTCGAAAAACATTTGAACCTGTACTGTTGGAGGTGACGATTATAATAAATAGACAGCGAAGGGTTTTGGTCCTTACTGTTAAACACACTGCGTATTAAGACGGTTTGTCCGTGCAGCGGTTGAGATAGACTGAGATAGTACTCAAAAATCCAAGTGGAAGGTACTTCTGTAAAATCGTGAACATAATCTCGAACCCTGAACATACAATTGTAAAGTAAAGGGGTGCAGTATTACCCGCACCCCAATTACATTCTTATTTAGTTAAAAATTAAAGTGACAAGTCGTTGAACCCGTTATTAACAGGTGCATAACCACCTGCGCCATTTACGCTAAAACCATCAGATAATGATTCTGCTTCACGCTCTTTTTTAACTGTAATATGTTCTTCAGGATTAAATGCAAGAATGTTACTTGGCATATCACCATCAGGTGAATACGCATAAGGTTGCTGAAGCTTTGTAGGTTTTGGGAAAAACAATGTGTAAGCATCATAACCATTTTTGTTCTTGTATTGCTGACCAGCAATAGTTGTATAAAACCAATAATTTTGATCAGATAGTACATTTTTAGCAGCAGCAACGTAGTCCTCAATTGTAGCTTCATCAATATTTGCTGCACGTAGTGCTTCCATTTTACCAATGTAAAAAGCAAAAGAGTTTACCCAACGAAAAATCTGTTGGTCACGATCTACAGTTTCACCACGCTTATTAGTGTATGTACTAAATGCCCAGAAGTCATGCTTAACATTTGCACTTTTACCTTCAAAGCTACCACGAGTTGGATTCATTGGATCTTTTAACCAACCTTTGAAATCGGGACCCATGTTAGGACCTTCTAGTACAAGAACTAGTTCATACTTTTCCTTCTTTACATCATAACCAGGGGTTTTGAGATACATGTCTACCAGACGAACTTGATGTGTTCCCGGTTCAAGAAGCGGTGAGTTACTGTTTCCACCTGATTGGTTTAAGTCTTTGTTTACGTCAAAGTCATCAATTCTAAAATTCATGGTTTTTATTATTTAAATTGTTAGTTTTTAGTCAATATAAACTTCATTCCAGTGAGTGACTACCTCACCTTCTACTACTTCTGAGATTACAAACTCTTTATTACGAAGATGTTCTGGTCTTGCACCACAACTTATTTCGTCTGTTGTTTTAAAACTTAAAAAGTTCTTATCTCCTTTACGATACAGATAACCAATAGCATCAGCATTAGATGTAGTAATACGTTTTAGTTTACCTGTCAAATCAAGATCCAAAGCTGAAAACTCTGAACCATTTTTTTCTAGTAGCGTGTCTTTAATATGACCTACTAGAATAATATTATCCGCAGCGTGACGGATTAAATCGATAGCTCTGGTAAATGCTTCACGCAACCAGGGATATCCTGCACCATTAGGAAGATTCAAAATTGAACCATACTTTGGTTTACCTTCTGTAAACCAGTTTTTACCCATAGGTGAATCACTGTACAATCTTTCAGCAACAGGAATACACATGTCTTCTAATGCTGTGATTGTGTCAATTGCAATGTATTTATACGGTTTACCCGCTTCAATAATTGCAGATACAATTGGTTTGATGTCTTGTGCAGAATTTACTTTAAGCTTCATTGCTTCTAAGTAGTCTGTTCCATTCTCTAAGTCAAGAATGAGACAATTTTCTAATCCTGCAAGTAGACTGGTCTTACCAACTTTTGGTTTACTAAAAATCACCATAGTCTTGGGACTTTTAGTTAGTGCTGGTGCCTTCTTTGTCGGGAGTACTATTCCCGGTGCTGACACAGCAGCTGGTCGTTTTGCTTCTGTCGTTACTGCCATATTATTTGTTTTTCAAAATGACCTTGTTCAACCAAGGTTTGTTAGAGACTGGTTTGTTTTGAATGATAGCATACAAATCACGAACTGTTAGTTTGTTAAAGTTTGCATCTTCCTCTTCTCCATGCTCTAAAAAAGTTGCTACTTCAGCTTCTGTCTTTTCAGAAGATGCTTTACGTACATCGTTGTAACTAATAACTTTTTGTAAATGTTCCGCTTTAATGGTGAAGCTTCCATTTCCGCGATCTTCATAATCACTTTCGAAGTTTGGGTTATACTTTAATAAGTATAAACACCTATCTTCTTCGATTACATCATATTGAAAATTAACGTACTCGACAAGCATATCACCTTTTGATAGCTCGGTTCCATAGCAACTAATTACTTGATAATTTTTGCCGGAAGGTTTATATAAAACTTTAGGTACAACATACATGTCTTTGAATGTTGTAGCAACTAGAGATTCCTTCCAAAAATCTTTAATTGCTTTTGTTTTTTCGATTCTTACTTCTGAATCTGGTTTAGCATAAGCTGGTTTCTCATCAGATACTGGTGTTGAATACATATATTACTTTTTAATTGATACTGTTGATACGGGATAAAGCTTGTCGGTATTATTTAGTTCATGGAGTTTAAAATTCCTGAATTCACCTAAAAACCAAAGCATGCCTGTTTCTGAATTCCGTGATTTAAGAATATGCATAGCCATTATATTTTTATCATGAATGACATAACCTTGTGGACCATATTCAAAAATGTTAAAGTCACCAGGTCTATTGATTGCGATAAGTGTATCAGCATGTTGCAATAAAGCATCAGAGCCAAATACATCGCTAGGAGTAGGGAAGTTTCCCGTACTACGTGGTTTTCTACGTTCTACTCCTTCAATTTCTCTGTTCATTTGCGTCAACACTATAAAAAGACAGTTGTATTGTCTCTTTAATTCTGTTAAAGCTTCACCTAAACCATATAATTTATCAATGACGGTCCGTTCTTCTGAACTTCCTTTCACCAAAAGGGTATGGTCTAGAGTTACAATTATTTTACTGTCAGGATGGTTTTCGCAGTATATTCTGACAGCTTCCTTAATTCCCGCAACTGTTTGTGGTTTTTCTATAAAGTGGTAGGGTAGATCTTTTGGAATTGAAGCTACATACCTGCAAGCAGCTTCATAGTCAGCATCTGACAATACAGATCCTACACTATTCAATTCTTGCATGCTTTTTGACAACTTACCAGCTATCTGACGTTGAGCACTGATACGTGTAAGCATTTCAAACTGAAAGTCTAAAACAGCAATCTTTTCATGCGGATTTAAATTAAATGATTCTTGTGATATAATAGCAGCCATTAAAGTTTTACCTGATCCAGGTCTTCCTGCTATGACATTGATTGTATTCCAATCAAGTCCTCCCATAATCGCATTATTAAATTTTTTCCAGGGAGTTACAAGTGAACGGATTTCACCCGTTTTTCGTTTATATATGTGGTCTAAAGCTTCTGCATATCCAACACTGATGTGTTTATACGCACTTGGAAGTGATGTTGGTTTCATCATGAATGCTAAATGAACTGCTAAGGTAACTAAAATGTAGAACTTTACCAAGAAAATCTACAAAATCTACCAAATAATGGCTGGTAATCCTGCTAATTCTTGTAGTTTGTTGCACTGATTAAAGACATCATTGCAATCCCATTGTTGCTGTCTAGCATATGCTGCACTTGCCGGATGAGAACAAAATAATTGATTTGGGTTTAAAAAGAGAAAATTGCTGTATTCTGATGCTTTTTTCCCCATAAATATCCAAGTAATATCATTTCGTTTGTAATTCAAAATATCTATAAGAAACATTATAAAAGGGTGCCATATATCATAATGCTTACCTACTTTACCCACTTGTGTAGTAAGAGCGGTATTTAATAGTAGGACTCCCTGGTTTGACCATCTTGATAAGTCTGCTGATTGATCGGCTTTAACATCTTGATAAACAGTCCTTTGTATTGCTTCTTGGATATACCTCAAAGATGCTTCTGGTTTACCTGTTTTCGAGCATGAAAACGCAATACCATCGGCTACACCCAGCTGTGGATATGGATCTTGACCTACAATCACTACTCGGAGTTTATCATAAGGACATGCTTCAAAAGCCCGAAAAACATCCTTTAGTGGTGGTGTAAATCTTAGACCATCCTGAACGGTTTGTTCAAGGGTACAAAAAATGCTTTTAAAGTCTTCACTAACTAAAAAACTTTTTAGTAAGTCTGACCAACCTGATTCTTTAAGTTTCTGAGAAAGTTTTTCAGCAATCTCATAACAGTTTTGATTTACTTGGTTCATTTTTTAAATTTTGTATAATAAGTTGATACTCTTGTTGTTTATCATTACATTTGTAGAACTCATAAATAACATGTATGAAAAAATCCAACCCTCAGCAAAAAGAAAAGGAGGAAAATTTACAAGTAATTGATAGCTCTGCTATTGTATCTATGGAAGTGTCCGCTGGTTTTCAGGCAAGAGTAATAGCTCTTACTGAATATCTTGTTAACCAAAATGCAATGAAAGACGGACAATTAGACTCTGAGACAATTAATAATGCACATCAAGAAATTCAAAATCAGAAAATTGTGACCTCTTGGGTGCAACATTATGAAACCTGTCTAATTTTTGTATATGAATTTGAAAAATTAGCTAAAGAAAAAGGTTTTGTTCGCGATGCTACAGAAGAAGAATTATCTTAAGTAGCATCCGATATCATTACCCAAAAGTAAACAGGTTTCTATAACATTTGAAAGCTCTGCTTTAGAACAGTCACCAAGACTTTTGTAAGTAGTTCTTCCCTCATGTGTTTTAACATAAAGACCTGTTTTTTGCTTTACTAATGCTTTCATCTCTTCAAAAGAGTGACCTGTATAATTTGCAAGCTCACGTATAAGAACGTGAGCATATGCAACTTGACTTAAAGTTTTATCAGCTTTATGCAAGTTCATAAATGCTTCAATGGTATCACCTTCATGAAGCGATTTAAGAAACAGCTTGTACTTTGCTTCCTCTACTGAGTTTGCAGGTACAAGCTTTCCTTCTTTTATAGCAAATCGAATTATTTCGTTATGCATAGGTATTTTCTAAGATGTGAATTTTTGAAGGATCTAAGTCTTCTAAAGCTTTGTTTACCCAACTTTCATCAACAGTATTCTTATACATAAGAATATGAATTGTCGCTGTTTCATCAGGATTTAAACGTAATAGACGACCTATTCTTTGAGTGCTTTTTCGCTCATTACTATAAGCGTGCATGATGATGCAATTTCTTAAGTCAGGTATATTTACACCTTCACTAAGAGAAAGTACGCAACTTAATCTATCTATTTCACCAGTCTTAAAAGCTATTAGATTTTCGTCGCTGTGAGGATTATTACTATGATAACTGTTTGGTAAAATATTATCAGCTTGTGCTTGTGTATTACAAAATACTAAGCACTTACCTTCAATATTCTGAAGAAGGCGTTTAGCATATCTCATCTTACCTGGATAGTTCATAAGAGAAGTCATCCGCATAATGCGTGTAATTTGTTCATCTTTTGGACCTACAGCATTATAAACTCTATCGCACCAGTAAGCATAATTAGCTTGTTCGCTTGAATAGAATTCTTTTTTAGCAGTTTTAACCAAGTAATCTTTTCTATCAGATAATATAATCGGATGAATAATTATTCGATAGTCATTTAATATACCGTCTTCAACAGCATCATCTGTAATATAAGTATAAGTGATTGGGCAGAATCGGTCTACCATGTACCCCTTCTCACTGTTTTTAAATCGTGGAGGTGTACCCGTCAGTCCTAAAATTATACCCCCATATGTAGCTAACCAAAGCTCATGAGAATAAAGGAGACTGTGACATTCATCTAAATAAATAGCTTGATATGCAGCATTGTCTTTTTTGGTAAGACTTAAGTATGTTGTAAATTCCATACAGTCTTCTAAATGAGAAAGCGCAAACTTCTTAGCATCATCAACCCATGTCGTATAAATTGACTTTTTGGGTGCAACAACTAAGAATTTGCGCATTCCTTGATTGACATATAAGTCATTCATATGTTTTAGACCTATGAGTGTTTTACCAACTCCCATAGAAATACCAAGACCGCTGCGAGTTCTTCCAGCAACAGATTCTAAAGCCTGCTGCTGGATATTCTCGCGATTATTCATTATCTGATCGGTTGTCTGGGTGTTCTTTTAATAACAGGAGCATCTGCAATTACTGTTTCTTCAACAGGTGTTTGAGCAAGTGCTGCAGGTTTTGGTTTACGTGGACCCCTTTGTTTTTTTGGTCCGGGGTTAGTTTGTAAGTTTTGCTGAGATTTCGTATTGGTTTCTTGATTACCACCAACAGTACGTGTTTTGTCTACCCAGTAAAAGCCTAAAAGTTTAAGCATTAAAAAACGACGCAGTGTATTAGGTTTTACCTCATACCATAAGCAGAATCCTTTTTCCGCTAGTGCATCTTCTTTACTTGTTGCTCCTAAGCAATAGTAGCCTACAAATTTTCTCATAGTTTTGATTTTAAATTAATTTTTGTGTTATACTCTTGATTCTGAAAGATTTAATTCTTTAGCTTCAGCTGGATGTTCTTCTACCCACTTGTGACAGTTGAGACATAATTGAATCCATGTAGTTGGGTCAAGGTAATATTTTCCTCTTCCACGTTTATGGTGTATTGTAAGGTTTTCTGGTCCGCATCCTTGACAACCTGGTAGTTTAGCTGCACAACATTGTCTTCCGGGTTCAGATAAGAATCGTCTACGTAATACAGAATAAAGTTCATCCAGAGGCTTTCTTTTATCAGATACAGGTTTAATAGTGCTTTTTGCAGGATACTTTGGAGGTTCTTTACGATACCAGCAATCTTTGCAGTACTTATCACCTTCAAAGTTTTTCCAAATAACTTTTTGTTCCCCACAAGCAGCACAGGTTTTTAATTTTGGTTTAATCATAGACAGTAAATCCTTGTCAACATATAGTTGATTAAAGAAATTTCATTTAACTTTTTTAAGTCTCTAGGTTATCGTCGATAAAATCTGCGTCTGAGAGTTTTTCAGAAAGATCGATGTCGGTTAGGTCTTCAAACGCTTCTTCAATTCTAACTTCTTCAGCAAATGTTTCAGGAATTGGTATATCAGCATATTCGCCGTCTTCCAATACAGAACCATGGAAGGGGTTATTTACTTCTTCACCCCAGTTTTGCGCAACCATGAATTGAAAATCCTCATCGGTCATTCTGAGATACTGCTCTAGACTCATTTCAACGACTTTACCATTTGGCAAACTCACTATCATGATTCTCAGAATTATGACAGCTAAGATAACCATATTGTAGAACAAATATACAACAAGTTCTATAAAAACAGGAATATATCGCTAATAAAAAAACCGGTTACAAAATGCAACCGGTTCTATGTCACAATTTTTCAAAAAAGCGTGACATTTATAAATCTAATTTTGCTTCAGGAAAAGTGTAATCATCAATGAATTTCTGAAAAGTACCTGACCAAACAGGTGCACGATTACCTTTAGAGTAGACACTAACTATTTGCATTTCACAGTTTAATGTAATTTTTACATCCACATTAAGATAACTTACTAAGCTGATACCAAATCCTGTATCTAAATACTGTTCTTCTGGAGGAAGCATTCGGCAGAATATCATTCTTGCAAGGATATCTGGTTTATCCCAGTGTAATTTCTTTGAAAGCACTACATACAGGTCTTGTATTATTTGCTTACCATACCTGACAGTATAGAGATAAAGAGCCATATTCAGGTCTCTTATCTCTACCTGCCCGGTATAATCTTTAATTACCTGTGGAACCAAATCCTCCTGATCCTCGTTCTGATTCTGATAGTTCATCTGATTCATACAATTCTACTTGAGGGTAAGGGATTATTACAAGTTGAGCAATTTTATCACCCTTCTTGTAAACAATTTCACCGTAATAACGGGTATTAAATGTTGCTTGAATTTCACCTCTATAACCGCTATCAATAACTCCTACGGAATTGCTTAACGCAAGTTCGTATTTACGAATAGAGCTACGTGGAAAAATTAAACCAACATAACCTTCTGGAATCTCAACAGCTAGTCCTGTTCCATAAGTAACTTGTTGGGTATCTTGACTAATAATTTGAGTTGCAACAAGATCTAAACCAGCGTCACCTGGTTTTGCATATTGTGGGATTACTGCGTCTGAACGAAGTTTCTTACACGCAACACGAATGTTCATATAATTTACGGTTTTTGATTAAAATCTTTACAGTCTTCTTCCATCCATACAGGATCATAGTCATAAGGAAAGTCCCACCATCCACTTTTTACAGCATACTCATTAGCTTTTGGATGTGTAGATTTTTGCTTTTTATAATATGACCAGTACAAATGACAATGAATATGTGCTGAATTTTTGTCTTTATTACTGCGAGAATGAACGCAGTTGTGACAGTTAGTTTGACTCATTTGGTTTAAATATTAGCGTAAATTGGTACTATAAGTATCAAAAAACGAGAAAAATTAAACCAGAACTAGGTTAATTCATCATTGTTTTTTGATTGTCTTTCAAGATAATCTTCTAAGTCTTGGAGACTTTCAGCTTGATTTTTAATCTCGCTATCAAATTGAGAGCTAGACCATCCTGCAGCAACTAAAGCACCTCGTAAAGTATTAAATACTTCTTCTAAACTAGTGTCCCAAGGAAGTTCTATAGTAACTTTTACGTCATAGTGCTTAATTGTAAGCTGAAATGGTTCTGGTGTTTTTGAATAGTTAAGCATGATTATTGTGATTTTTTCACAAAAACAGGTATGTTTTATGTGATAAGTTCTACAAATATAGATATTTTGGAGAAGTTTTAGCTTCTTTTAAAATATTTCTTACTTCGTAAAAGTACTGCATATCAGTAACACCTGCATGCTCTAGAAAATTCACTACTGTTGCAAATTGTGCATATGCTGACTCGCGATGTCGATGAATATAATCTTGTGCCATTTCATCAGGAGTCATGCGCTTGGATTGTTTTACTATCTCAAACATAAAAAGTAGGGGGTGCTTTTATACACCCCCCTTTTTTAATCAATCAAATACCCTTGAAATGGTTTCATCAAAGGGGTTAAATTCAACTTGGTTGTAGCTATAGTACTGACCATTATCAAACAACATTTTATCGTGTTCGTCATGTGTTAATACACCAGTTCCTTCCAATAAGAACTCAATTGATGGAATACTACGCCAAGACTGTTCAGTAGTCTGGGTGTAATGAATTTGAGCTGTAGATTCTAAGATGTGCTTATGTCCTACAACTTCACCTTCACCTAAAACAATACGTTTAGATGATTTTTGATATGGCTTTTTCATATAAATTAGGTTTCTGAATACATTAAAGTTAAATACTGTTCTTTATCTAGATGATAAGGATTAACAGGTTTAGAATCTATCGATGTTTTAGCTACAATGATGTCCCCTTGACGATATATTTTTTCAATATGACTTTGATCTACACGTATCGTCCATGCAATTGCACGAATTGCATCAGGTTTATCTGTATCAGTTCTCCATCGTGTGCCTAAAGCAGCTTCTCTTGGAACATATAGCCAATATTCACGATTAGTAGTAGTACACCAACAACGAACAGCATATGCATCATTCGAGTCTTCTAATCTTGTTCTTCCCCAACGATCTTGACCTCCACGATATAATTTTTGTGCAGGTATTCGATATAGTTCATAAACATCTAAAAACTTGTGTGTATAAGGTTTATTATCTGCATCCCAGCGCGTTCTTTCCTTTTTAATAGTCTGTTTATCTAAAAGTTCTGGTCCGAGATCTTTAAATAATTTACTTACACCTATACAATTAAAGTAAACACGTCTTTTTTCAATGTTACTTTCTTGCAATGCTTCATTGACTGATATTGGTGTTATACTATCCCACATATCAAACAAAGTTACTGAAAGTTCATTATAAGATTCATGCGTAATAACTTCTTTTTGAAAATCACTGTAGTTCTCGTATTTTGTTTTCCAAGCTTTACAGGCTTCATCAAAAGTGAAATTGTTTACATGATCAACAATATACTTGTGTTCTTTTAAATTACTCATTTTCATCATAGTTTTCGTCATGATTTGCCAAATCTAAATCTAAATAGATACCTTTTTCTTCAGTATTTGCTACTGAAATAGATACATGACGGTTATCAAATACAAGTAATTCTGGATTTTTAGGATGAGGTTTCAGATCTTCCTGTGTTATTGCAATACTAGTATTCCAATACCTCATATCATCATTTGAATAATCACTAGTATCTAAATGATCATTAATGGTTTCTTCTAAAGTATTTTCTAAATGATCACTGAATTTTTCATGCTCTTTAGAAATAAAACCATTTTTTATAAAGTAAGTTGTTTCAATATTGAAATCATCATTGTAATCACCGTCAATGTTTACTCTTAGTTCTTCAAATCCTAAAATTTTTGGAACTTCAATTTGAAACTTACAATCAAACTGCATGGTTTCATCTTCAGAATAGTAGTCGATACCAATAAATGCTTTTTGTGTAGAACTATACTGAGCAGAACCATTTGCAGAATATTCACCTGCCCATGAACCATAGTCTAAAAGATCATACATTCTGTCTACTAATACATCAATCATTGGATTGTCAGCTACTTGTTCTCCGTCTATTTGGAAATAAGCCCATCCTGAATCTCCACCGCCTTCCCAGCAGATTTCAATTTCTTTACCTTCGTCAGATAACTTATCTAACCAGGTAATTACGTCTTCAATTTTAATAGTTTCAGTTTTTGACATAGTCGAGTTTTTCTTGATTAATTTCTTTTAAAATTTTACGTCCTTCTCCAGGTTTGTACATCCAACCTGTTTGAGACATATTATCTAAATAATCTTTGATTGTAGGTATAAAACCTATATCTTCAATACAATGCTGCTCACCGATTGCTCTTACTGGTACCATTTTACCATCTGAATTAGTAATATAAATACCAAATTTTTCTTCACACCAAAAGATACCTTCTGAGTGATGCCGTAAAGCGCGATGACGCATGTCTGGATAATGAGCTTTTGTCTCATCAAACCAGTTATGAATGGGTAAATAATCTTCAACTATTCCACCATACTTTTTTACTGAGCTAATACTGTGGTGTAATGGATGACTCATTCCTTTTTATTTTTATCAATAGCTTTTAAAATTGCATAAAGTAATATTATAACAATAATTCCAATACCTGTCATAATTTAAAATATATATCTAATGTGATTCCAAGGAATAACCTCATTATGTAGTTGAACAAACTCATTAATATATTGAGACTTTAAATCGTGTTTATAACGTATGTTAAGTCCACCATATTGAGAAATTTTATCTTCTTGTATTTGAGGATTCCATAATAATTCTTCACCAGTTAGGTGATTAGAAATGTTATATTGATGTTTATTACGATTGTGTGTAAGAAATATAACTTCAGCTTTAACCTGATCTTTATACTTTCTATCCACAATAGCATCAACACCTTCAAATAACATTCTGTACTGCGTTAACCAATTTTCTGTCACAATAACAGGAGAAAAGTTAATGTGTACATCGTAACCAGCTTCTATAAAATTATTAATAGCTCTTATCCTATCTATAATTTTTGTAGTATTTGGTTCCAATACATCAGCATACTTTTGAGGCATTAAACTAAATCGTATGCGAATTTTTTTATTTGGGTTATAAGTGAGTAAATCTGAATTAACATACTTTGTAGCAAATGAACCCATAGCACGGGGATGATCTACAAAAAAGTCAAATATTTTCTGCCACTTATGATATTTTAAATGAAGTGCAAAGTCTTCATTACAGGATATGTCATATGTAACATATTCTGGATGTGTTTGATTAGGTTTATCTACAACAGCAAACCAAGCATGATTATTAATAGCTGTAAGAATGTCACCTGTATTTGTTGCAACATCTAGTCCTTCCGGTTTATGTCGCTTCATATAGCAATAAGTACAATTGAATAAACAACCGTGTCCAAAACTCGGAGAGATAAAGTCTGTGCTTCTTCCGCTCTCACGAATTAACATAGACTTCCTCTCCAATAGTTTCATAAAGAATGACTTGTTTGTTGATTGTAAAAATTTAACGTAATTCTTTCTTCAATTTCTTCATGGTTTGAAGGTTTTATACCATCTTGCCATTCAATTTTACCCACTTCAAAAAGTGCATTGTCTAAGTCATGATGAAGTTCTACGCTAAAAGGGAATACTTCGTCGGGTTGATATTCATCTTCCCATAAAATACCACTTGTTACATAAGATCCTGAGTGATAAGTTGTCTGACCGTAAGGTCGTTTGCTAATGTTGATGTCGGTTTTCTTACTCATTTTCTGATATTGTAATGTTATTCTGTTTTCTGTACTCGATCTCTTTAAGAATAAGCTTTAAATGCCAGCTTTTTTCTCTTAGGTTTAATGTTTTTTCAGTTTCATGTAAACCGTAATAGTCTACAATAGCTTGTAAATGATTATCTGTAAGTTTATCTAGTGTAATCCACTTAAGATTTTCATTTATGTCCTTACCTCTAGTTCCTCGTGTAGCAACAGTGCGAACTATTTCATAAGGATCATCGTCGTAGTATGCAATAGTTTCAACAAGATCTAAATCTTTACCACCATAGCGTTGATAGTTATTTCCACCATCGACCATAGTACGATTATCACATTTACATGTTTTGTAATCGTGACCATAGTATGAAACAAGTACTTCATTACAACTTAGACAACGTACAGCATTATATACAAGCTGCCTGTTAATATCAAAATTCTTCGATGGATTCGTCGTCATGTTCTGTAATTTTAATTGTAACACTGATAAGAGTCCCATCATCACTAAAATTTCCAAATACAGGATACATACCGTCACCAATTGTAGTTGAAAATACTACACCAACACCTGGATGACCTAGCTTATAATTAAGTTGACCAAAACCATCTTCTGAAAGAGTTTCTCTTGCGCAGGCATTGTAACTAAAACTATTTTCAACTTCAAAAGTATCAATAGATTCCCAATTACCTGTTTCTAATAACTGATTCATTGTTTGGTTGTCAAACTCTGCAATAGGACTTTCAAAATTTTCAAAGTCTACTCGGTACTGCAAAGTTTTACCCGTAGATTTATTTTTATAAATACGGATATCTATAAAATCTTCTTTTTCCCATTCGCTATCTATGTAGCAGGGATCACAAATAAGAAGTTGTCCAGAGTCTACTCCAGCAACTCCTAAGAATTGATTGTATGGCATATTTTAATAAGTGTTAAGCAAGTTACTTGTAAGTAAAAAAACCCCGGAGCATTACACTCCGGGGATAATTACATTGTGTACTTTTCTTTAACCAACCTGTTAATGTGGCGAGACAAGTAATTAACCATGTCAATTGGTAGAGTTTTAATGTCTGTCATTTTTACAAAATGATTAAACATTTGCTCTGAAGGAACATGGTTATTAATAGCAATTTGAATTACTTGAAAACCTATTAATTTCTCAACTTGGTTAACTTTTTCTTTAGTATCTCTAATTCCTGTACCACCATTATATCCTGAAGCAGCTGGTGCACCATCTGATAAAACGAATAGCACACCATTGTTCTGAGTAAATTTTCGGATACGTTTAGCAGTTTCAAGTATTGCAACACCATCACGATTTTCGTAACGTGCTTTACAACCACCTAAAGCATAAGGAGATACTGATTTACCTGGTTCGCGATAAGTATAAATTTCTGTAGTACGTGAACCCATTTGATCAGCAGAGTGACCATAAATAAATAATTCAACATCAGGTAGTTTACCTAATGCTTCATTAATAAATATAGCAGCTTCTCTTGCTTTATCAATTGAATCCCCACTCATTGAACCTGACTCGTCAATCAAAACACCAATGCAAATTTTATTAGTCTTTACATTCCCTATTCTTTCATAAATAGTAGGGACATGTTGAACTGCTTCTGCAATTTTGTTTGTATCAAGTCTACCTGAACGCATAGATTTTAAAGCAAAATCATAATCTTTACTTTTACGAGAAAGAAGCTTTTTAAGAACTTGTGCTTTTGCAATATCTATTTTAGATTTTGTAGCATCGTATCTTGATTTGTTAGCATCTGGTGTTAGAAAATGAATTCCCGTTTTTGTAGGGTCTGCATCATCTTTACCATATGTAAACTTGCTTGCTTCTTCAGCTTTTTCTATTTCTTCAGTAATAGATTTAGCTATTTCTTCATTCTTTTCTGATTCTTCAGGTGTTTCAATTTGATCTACTAAATTTTCATATACTGATTTAACAGAATCAGCAAATGCTGCACTCAAACTAGATTTACGTTTTCTTGTATCTCTACGTTTGTCAGAAGGTGTTTTTTCGCTGTCAGGTTTAGTAGAATCATCAGAACTGTCACTAGTATCGTCACCCTCATCACCTTCATCACTCTCTCCATCTTCTCCAGGACCTGGAGGTGGAGGTGGGGGTAAAGTTTCATCTATGTACTTAATTACAGTATTATAGATTGCTTTAGTGATTTTATCAGCATCTTCAGACGTTCTTGGAATACCATCAAACTTATTGAATATTTTCTGTAAATAGTCTACAAGTTTTGAATATTTTTCAAGAAGTTCTTTTGGAACATCTTTAGGATAACGAATCAACATTGTCAAAAGCTGAACTACTTCTTCCATCTCAGATTCAGCTGGTTTACTTAACCAATCTTCTGCTTTTGCATAAATATGTTCTTTATGCTTTTGAGCAAATCGACTGTATCCTGGATATGATTCTGACAATTCTCTGTGAATACGTTCATCATCAAGAAGAACACGTATCATAGACTGTAAATCACCAGATTTTTTAGATTTATTTACGGCGTGTACATATGCTGTTTTATCTGCACTTGTCATAAGTGTGTTTAAACTTGCATTCAGTACACTTTTACCATAAAAAGCATCTACTTTTTCACCTGTCAATTCTACTTTACCTTCATCATTTTTAAGAATACCAATAGGTAACTCTAAAGTAGATGTTGAAGCTGTGGCTTTGCTGGTGAAACGGGTGCTTTTAGGGACACCCATTACACGCAACATAGAATTTAAGATGCTAGAAACATCAGAAATACCTTTTTTACCACGTTTAGAATCAACAAGAAAGTCAGAGTAGTTTTTGTAACCAGTATCCCAAGATATAAGTCTACGAGAACTGTCATAATAAGAGTAATTATTCTCTTCTTTTCGGTTAAACCAATCTCTGAAACCCATAATTAATTAATTAAAATGCTGCAATAATTGATTTGACTTTACTGCGCTCACTTGCACCAATACCGTCTTCAAACAACGGCATAATAGTACTTGATAGAGCTTTTTCAAGAGCAAATCCATCTTTTACAAGATTAGCTGCTTGTAAAGTATGACGTACAGAAATAGCATTAGACAATTCTTGTTCTTTAAACTGTCTGCGAATCTGATTACCAACTTTTACAATAGCTTTTGCACTCTTTTCATCTACACCTGTACGGTTTACAAGAACACGTACTTCTTCTTTTTCAATTGGGTAATCCAATTCAATCGGAAAAAAGCGGTCTAATAACGCACGGTCAATCATCTGTGTACCTGAATATTCTGAACCCAAGTTTGCAGTAGCAAAGAAAATTGCTTTCTCGTGCACTGGAATGCGACGATCAGCATCTGAATCAGCAATATCAACAGGTAAATAACGACGACGGTCTAGACAAGGAAATAAGATATTATTTGCAGCGAGAGGTGAACGGTTAAGCTCATCTAGCAGAATAACACCTTCTTGTTGAATATTATGCACAAAAGGTGCATAATCAAATTCACTTTTACCATCACTATTAAGACGGTGTACACCAAGTAATGCAGATTGAGCATCTTGCACAGTACCCATATCTTGTGTATGCATTGGTAATCCCATAGACTGTGCAAGTAGAGAAATCAATTCTGTTTTACCAGTACCTGTAGGTCCAATAATAAGTGTATTTTCTCCACGAAGTACGTTACGAACAAGCAAATACCAGATATCAGGATCAATAGAGAATCCTGCTTTTTTAATATCTGGTACAGGGTACTTAGATTTAATAAAATCATGTAGAGAACTACCAATTTCTACTGCTTCTTCAATAGTCTCTGGTACTGGCGGATTCAATATAGCATCAACATCAATTGTATATCCATATGGAGCATACAGCTCTGCAAGAGTCCGTACTTTTTCATCAGCAGGTACACCAAAGTCATATTCATTTGATAGAATGTGATTAAACAAGTATACAAGCTCATCACTTGTAGGATTACTTGCAGGAGTACTTGGTAAAACAAAAACATTATCGTTTAAAAATAATGCTTTTTGTTCTGCAATATGAATATGATGTTCGCCGGCTACTTGATACTGATTTACTTCTTCACCTGGAGTATTAGACATAGTAGAAATAAACCATGTTTGAATAGGAAAACGAAGTAAGTTGCCTAGATTACAAGATACTTTAAGTGTATCTTCCTCAAAATGAGGGAATTGTTTTTTGATGTCCTTAAAATTAAGAACTTTAATACTTACACCACCTGATGTGGCTTCTGCTTTAAATAAAATATGATGCTGCATGTTAGTTTTTTTATTAATGAATTTCAAATCCATTACAATTGCGTAAAAACGCAATGAACCGTTCAATGTTTTTTAGAGAGCTTCCGTGAGAAGGTTCGTACAAAACATCAGGTTTATCATCTGTTGTAAATTCTTTTTCAAAAGAAAGTCTGTTTACACCATACTTATTGTTTAGTGTGTTAATTACTGATTTAGAAGGCATGATAGATGTTATTCTACCACCATCCATTACAGCACGTTGAGACCAGCTTCCTGAAAGCATCCATACAACTTCGGTGTTATCTTGTTTTAAATCATTGATGATTGTTTCTAATGCATTTGCTAAACGATTACATGTGTCTGAGTCATCAGTTACAAGACCACTGTTTTCACCTAACAGTTTGCATTGTTCATCTGTTAATCCTAAACCATAATTGTCATTTAGACCTATCATTAAATATTGAATAGGTCTCCAAGCCCACCAGTTATTTCTGAAATAATAACCAGGGTTGTTATTTTCAAAGTCATCTATTGCTTTGAAATGAGCATCTTTCTCTTCAGAAGATAAATTATTCCAAATATCATCATTTGGAAATTCAGGTTTTATACCAATAATTTTCGGTGAAATACCGTAGATATCTACTCCCATAATTTTTAATTAAAAATGTCTCTGAGATAATTGTCTAAGTCATCTTTAGATGATGAATCTGGTTTAGTATTATTTTTATCTTGATCGTTATCTAATTGACCTAAATCATAACTTAGTTTATCACCAAGACTAGATAATATTTTGTCCATGATTTCATCTGCATGTTTATGCATTGCTTCAAAAAGAAGATCTCTTTTATCAGCATCTAAAACATTCATAAATTGATTCATAGCATCTGTAAATAATGCTTGAGCAATAAATCGAGTACGAAGACTATCTACTTGTTTGTAGAGAACTTCACCTAACTTCATTAAATCTTGTGGATTACCTCCACTTTTAATAAAAGAAGGACATTCTGAATCAGTGTCATTGTGAACTATAGCAATGATATATGGATTTTTACCATCTGGCATATCATCTGTTAGTTCACGAATACGGTTAATAATTTCTTTGGATTTGGACATGGTTGATTGGACGTTAGATTTTATAAACCTTTGTTACTGTTTTGCGAGCAACAGGATCTTTCATGCGTTCTATTAAATTGTGTTCAACTAATATTTTCAGAAGTCTGCTGGTTTTAGTGCGTTTACAATTGCATTTCTCAGACATCCATCTAATAGAAGGATAACAAAACTCATTAGGTCCTTGCAGGCAAGAAAGAATTACGTACAGCATCCTAGCTTCCAAATCTATATTGCTGTTGTAAGCAACCGTATTAGGTATTTTAGCATAGGATATTTTCCGCATAATCTTTAATTAAGCTTTTCTTTAATAGAAGAGTCGTACTCTTCAATAATTTCTACAATAGGTTCAAGCTTATCTACAATAGATTGAACTGTTTTGTAAAACAAAGAGTCAGTCAAATCATCTTTAATTTTGTCAGTCATCGGGAGTGGTGCCTCAATACGAGCACCACTTCCCGGTAAATTGACAGTCTTTGTAATGATTCCTTGCTCCATGTTCTTATTAATTTTCTTTAATACTTGAGAAAACCGATAATAGATCATGCTGATTTCAACATTATCTAATCCTGCGAACTTTTCTTGAGCGCTCATATAATTAAGAATTGAGTGACAAAGCAGTACTTTCAACAGTTATGTCAAAAAAGTTTAAGGGTAATAAACGATTTTGAATAAAAGTTTCAATCATTACTTTTTTGCTGATACCTAGTTTTTGATTAGTAACATGACGAGGAACATCTGCTCCCATATAGTAGTCACTAACTTTAGAACCAAGTTTGGCATGAGGGAAAATTGCATTAAGAAGCTTTGTTTCTGCTCGATAATACGCATCAACACGTAGCTTTCTTACAAGAAATTGTGCTTTACTGTGCTCAGCTTCGATTTTAGATTTAGTCTTTTGAGGCATGTTTGCTATTTCTGATTTAGAGAAATAACCCATACCTCTTACAAGACGATCATACATCGTGCTTTGAACAGGGTTTAAGTGAAGCATTTCCATTTCAGCAACAATTGATTTTTTTGCTGCTTTATTTTGGTAATACTTTTGATCTAGTTCCTCAGAATAGGGAACAAAGTGCGATTTGTGGTAATTCTCGTGGTGGATGAGAATACCTTTTGCGGTACAGTGGATGGTTTTTGACATGATGGATTGGTTATTTATTAATTTGTACAAAAACTTGAGTAAAATATACAAATTGTAGAATTACTCTACAAAATGTTTTGTATACATTGATAATCAGACAGTTAGAATCGTAAAAAAGGGATGCTCTACAAGAGAGCACCCCTAATTTTACTTACCAACCATCTATCAACTATACACCTAACTATTATGCTTTTCTAAAAACACACCGTCTAGATCTACAATAAATGAGATCAAGTGTGAAGCTATTACCGGAACAATACTAAATGGAGCAAGTATAAGCATAAGAATATCCATATTGATTATATCTCTTTCTGTCCATTCTACGGTAAGAATACCGAATTGTATAAGATAGGTAATAACTAAATAATATATTAAAAAGTCTGCCATTAGTAAAGGATAATTTGTGGTGTATAAATAGATACTGAAATAAATGGGAAAATAGGTTCATTGTTTGGAAGCACACCTTTCATAACGTATGCACCAAATGCACCGTATTCTGAGTATTCTTCAACAATTTCTAACTTTTCAGTATCTGTTCCGAAATGGTAAGCTGCTTTATCACGGATTTCTTCTAAAGAATCACCCATGATGAGATAGTTTTGTTCTTTCCATGTGAAAGAAGCATACATTTTCATTACTACTGGTTCTGTTATTGTAGGAAATATTTCTCCTTTTTCTAACATTTCCGCGTAGATTTCTTTCATTTTGCCCATAAAGGTTTTTTTAAATAAATGTAAAATAAGTGTCGTCAGGGTCAATGAGGTCAAAGAAATTAAAACGTTGCTTGTAGTATTTTTCAATAGCTTTAGCAACAGTCTCATCTTCTGTATACAAATCCCTGGGTGTCATTTCAGCAAGCGTAATGTCTTTTAACACACTACCTTTTTCAATAGGGTGAATGGAGATGATACCCGAACTCAAATCTTGAATTACTGCAATTTGATCAGTTGCAAATTCTTCATCTTTATTATTGTATTGCACATAGTTCTCTGGTGTGTGCCAGTGTGTTTCGGTTTCTCTTGCGTCAGCGTAACGCATAATCATGAAAGCTTCTGATTTAGACATATATCGTAGGGTTTGTGGATGGGACTTTTAATTGGATGAATATTTAATCGCAATGTTTGACAATTTTCTTTTACACGTTTTATGAATAAGTATTCAATTTCAGTGTCTAATCTGTCTTCCATGGTAACAAAATTCATCGCTTCTTTCATTGTTTCAAAAGCGTATATCTTAGATTTTCTATTCATATGATTGATAGCCCATATTTCAAAACGGACTGGTTCAACATATTGATCTGAAAAACAAGACTTACATGCTTTTTTAAACTTACGGTATGTGGTTAACAACCTGTAAAAACGTCGGATGTTTGAATATGATAAACGCATAAGATTTAAATTTGAATAGTTTGAAACTGCGGCGACAGTTATTAATGACTCCTAAATACCAATAGTGTTCTTTAAGGGAATACCCACCGCATTTCATACTCTAGAGCATGCTCATTAAAACTCTTGCTTTCTCATCAGTACTCAACAATCGAAACATGTTTGAGAATACTTGTACGCGGTCATCATTATTTTGATTACGGCGACGAGAAATATTCTTACGATTTACGTAAGTTGACTTGTCAGAAGAAGTGGTAAACAACTGCTTGCGCAAGCGGATATAATTATAGTAGCGCTGACATACAGCACCTTTACTACGATTAATTAATTCTGCGGCGCATTCAAATGCTTTTGTAAGGTTTTCAGGGTTGTTTTTAATACAACTGATGATGGTTTTCTCTTCTGATTTAGTCCAGTAACGATAAACGTGTTGATAGTTTTTCATGTTAATTAGATTAATTTAAACTTATGCATTAATTTTTTCAGCCATTTCTTTAGTCTTCTCAAGAAGATTAGATACTTTTTCTCTTGTGACGAGATCTGTTTCTGTTACTTCAAGAGTTACATTGAACTTGTGAGGTGGGTGAACAACAAGTTTAACCAATAGAGCAAAGGTTTTACATGTATGCTCATTGTCAAATACGAATACATTTTTTTGTACTTCGTTTGTTTTTAGATCACGTGCTGTTATTCCTAGCACATGCATTCTTTGGAGTTCTTTTTCCATTTTAGTTAAGGGATTTTAAAAACAAAAGGGGATGCTATACCATCCCCTTAACTTTGTTTGCTATGAAAGAGCACTTGTATAGAGTACTGATTGCATTAATTACTCTCGGATACTTGTGTTAATTGCAAAGTATCCAAGTTTAAAAGGTTGACTACCGAAATCACATGGTTGTGAAACATCGACTAGGTCTTCTCCATCTTCATTTTCATGAACTGATACAATGGTTAACCCTTCGGCAAGTAATTTCTTAGCAATTTCAACTTCTTCTGGATGAAGAATTAGAAAGTCACCAAACTCACTGTTGTCATAAAAGACTACATGTAGGTATGGTCCATAGGTTTTAAAGAATTCTGTTTTGGTCATTTCTTTTACGATTAGCTGTTCGCGTATGCGGTCATACTATGTTCGCGTGGGCGAATATATGTATATAGACATGTTATATAGATGTGTACGCATGTCTAGAACCATGTTCGCGTGTGCGAACTATAAATCATTAAGGATAGCAGTATCAAGGGTATAAGGTTGGTCCTTAAACCATATGGAATTAACGTTTCCTGCTGTATCTGTAACGATTGTACATTCATTGGACCCGAGCACAACGTGGTTGTATTCGGCTTGGTCAACTATGGTCTTTGGAGACCTATCGTATACTCTTCCGTATTGGAAGATACCATACCCTACAATGAGGGTAAAAAACACTGTGTAGAAGTTGATTTTTAAGTTCATGGTTAGCGTTTTAAAATGTCAACTAATATGCAGAGCACTACTGTAATAATAAGACCTGCTACAGCTATCATAGCGTTACGGTCAGCATCGTGGACCTGGCGGTCTGTTTTACCTTGATTTTTCATACTGTATAATATTTGGATTGGTTTGAACGCAGAGCGGGAATCGAACCCGCAGCATAGACGATAGACGTTAGAGCCTATGGTTTGATCATTGGTGATTGTCACAAATTTGATTCCAAACTCAAAAAAATGGAAGATGTAACAAAAACGCTTGATACTACCAATTGTCTGTTATTTATCGTTACTATGAGACACCTAAACTTTAGCCTGCGTTATGAGACTTGTGGTCTCAAAGATTACAAGACGCGATGTTACTACACCCGTCACAAACGGTAATCCCCGGGGAAGTACTACTCTACTAAGGGAGAATCCCTAACAAAAACCCTATAGTAGAAAGCTCTTATTTTAATATATAGTAGTCAATCATACATAGAGAGAATATACCCTTTATGTACGGACGTTAAGAATGAGTTAGCTATCTAATCCGTGTTCTGATGAACCTAATATGTGGTTTTGAGAACTGTTTGACGGTAATGATATGGTGAGGTGTGGTGCTCTCACTCATTCGTGCTCTCTCGAACACGCTGAAAATTATTCATTTACCGTTGGAATTGTAGACTAACCCAAACAAAAACTAAATAGAGAGTACAGTAGCAGGTATTACCCCACTACTGTATCCCTATATAGTAGACGCATAACGTCTTATGCGTCTAAATCTGCAGACTCAAGACGACGTTGAGCGTTAATAGCACGGATGGCGTCACCATTATCGTGCATTACCATGGTGTCTGTCTTCTCACCAGTAGCGTCGTATGCGCTAAAGCGATAGATAGGTTCACCACCTACACAGCAGATTACACCAGTGTCACCGGCTTTTTTAGGTTCACGAGTGGTAATGTCTTTGACAAATTGCTTTGCTTCAGACTCTACCATCTCTACTACGCGGATGCGACCGGTGATACCACCTTGACGCTTCCACTCTGCAAGCTTGGCTTGCAAAGCTTCCATAGAACCGGAATAAAGACAGCTGCGCTTCTCTGCTACAGCAATTGTGCGCAATGGGGAAATCTCCTTATCTACATAAGAAGTCTCTTCCATGCGTACCCAACCTTGGTTGGGATCAGACTCGTAAGCTGTCAACTCTGTGACAACCTTCAAATTGGGATTGATGTTTTTGCTCATAATTGAACTTTTAAATTGTTTTGTTAGTGATTAATTGCGGTGGTGGGTACTGTTTTTGTTCCGTCGAAAGAGTGTTGATACTGCAGGTTAGGGCTGCGAGTCCCACCAAAAACTACCGGATTTTGCAGATTATCAGACATGTCAAGTTGATGATCAAAAAACTGCAGTAGTGTACTTCTGCGTTGGTGAGTATTGTTTTTGTTCCTGCTGATAGAGCAAGGTCACCCCGAAGGATGACCCTGCTTATCAGAGGAGAGTTGACTTAAGCGTCGAGGTCTGCAGATGCAAGACGCGCTGCAGCACGGTGTGTGACTACTTCCGCTTTGTTGTCGTGCTCGATGAGCATGTCTAAAGCGTCAGGGTTAGCGGTATACTTACGGAAGTGGTAAATCTTTTTACCTTCCTTAGTAAGCACTGGTCCGTCTTCTCCAGCACGCTTTACATAGCGGTCCAAGTTCTTGAGGTTGTCAAGGATTGGGTCACCTTCCAGGATATCCAGAGACTGGATGCGACCTGGAATCTTACCTGCTTTTTCCCACATAGCAATCTTCTTCTCAAGCACTTCTACAGGACCTGCATAAAGCGCCTGACGTGTCTTCAGTTGGAGACGAGTGGAAGTTAACAGGGTGATTTCGCGGAACTGCACATCTTTCAGTACGATGTAACCCTGCTCAGGGTCATCTTCGTAACGACGGACAGAGTTACCGGCTTCGTCTGTAAGGATGAACAGACCTTCTTTGAAGTCAGAGACTTCGGGCGAAAGAGTTAATTTACTCATGACTAGTGATGCGGTTACCTATACACCGACAAGGTTTTAGGGATTTTTAGAGCGTATTAATTATAAACCCCGAATCAGTGCACGCTCTTTAAGCACTGAAACGGGGTATTGTCTTAAAGGATGAGGTGGTGAGTTATTGCTCGTCCCACATCCATTGTCCTACTGCTATCAGCATCCCTATGTATCCGAACACACCGAAGATTGCGGTAATACCGCTGGTGGTGACGTCCATGAACGTAAGGTCTGATAGGATGACGAACATAGTTGCGATAGCACTGATGATAATAGTTAACATCATTGCGGGTAACACGAAGAGTGCTACAATTTGTACGGGTAGTACGAAGTGCTTGAGGTTTTTCATAACTGTGATATTTAGGGGTTTTAGTTGATTACTTAAGGTGGTGAGTATTTGCATGTAAAAGGTGGTAATAGTATATACTTACTACATACTACTACCACCTGTGTGTTGCTGCCGGGCGTGAGTAATCCTTACTCACCTTTCTCCTTGCAGTTGTCTCTGAAGTAGCGATACGCTTCTCGCAGGGACTTTGCAAGGATACTGACTCCCGAAATGATGTACCAGTGATACATACTCAGTGCTTTTTCATGCTGGATTACACCGGGGGTGGGTACAGTTTTTTTTGAACCTTGGGATAGTTATTATAATCCCTCCCCCCTCTTTCTCCCTTGTATGCATCTGAGCACCGTATAGGGGGGGGTGTCTTTTTCCTGTTAGAACTACGGGGGTAGTAAATTCTACATATTGTAGACGTTCCACGTGGAACATGTAGAACTGAAGAATAATTTGTATATATTTGTGACATGCATGCATAGCTCAACCGGATAGAGCATCAGCCTTCTAAGCTGAGGGTTCCAGGTTCGAGTCCTGGTGCATGCACTAAAACCCTGTCCAGTTTTTTAGTGTATAAACTGGACATATATGTAGTTTATGAAAATTATATTCCCTAAAAACATTAAGATCCTCTCTCATACATTTACTGTAATACAGAGAAAGGATGAGGCGGGCGGATCATTTGACTTCTCCCGTAATGAGATGGTAATAGGCACGCTCTTTCTAAAGAGTGATCCTACATATACGTTTAGTATTATATGTCATGAGGTGATGGAGGCTATTGCGGTGATTACCGCGACGAGGTTTTCAGACACCTCGGTGCAAGGCAACTACCATTTCTTTATGGACCATAAACAGTTTGAAATAAACACGTCCATATTTGCTTCAGTTATACAAGAGTTCCTACCTAAATCAAAGTAACCATGAAAATAATTTTTAACCGTTTCGCGCTGATGCCGAACTTTAACAACTTCTTCATTTTACCCGCACTTACTTTGTGGTATGAGGAAGACTTTAAGGTTGTAGTAGACCAGAAAACAAAAAAGCCCAAGGTTGTTGGTAAATATTACCACTACAACCTCGAGCTTAGTTGGTTAAAATGGACGCTGTCCTTTGCTATAAGCTAGTCATCGTATTTGTTTTGCTCAATATCATTCCAGGTTTGGAATATATCAGCAAAAGTTACACCCTCTTTCCATTGCCGGCTTTCAAATTCTTTTATTGCACATTTCTTACATTTAGTAAGTATCCATCCATCGTTCCATCTGCCGACATCTTCTTTAGAACCACATTCTTCGCAAGTAAAAAAGGATTCTTCTTCAGCTTTCTTAATAGCTTCCCAGTTTTCATCTGATGTAGCTGTTACATAGAACCGAAGACCGCCGAACTTCTCTTTAATTTGTGTGACTTTGGTAATATGATTTATATTTTTTTCTAGATTTAAACGGGTATCGTTTTCGTGAATGGTCTCTACAAGCTTTTTAATAATGGGATACCACCCAATACCTACACCCATATCTTTACCATAGTCCTCATAAGGATCGGGTTCACAATTAAGTCTTACACAAAAAGTAAACATCTTAGGATAAATGTCTACGATTTGTTTAGCAAGCTTTTGCCTTAGCTCACGAATTTTTTCTATTTCATCATTTGTATTCATAGTCTAGAATTTTTCCGACCAAATCGGATCGGTGGTTAACTTTTAGCTTGATCCATTTGATTTCTTCAATCTTTTTACTAAGTTCAATTACGTAGCTTAGTCCATTGTACTCATCTTTGATATCCTTTTGCTCATTATCACCATTGATAATGATTTTACCAGTCTTTCCGAGACGAGTGAGAATAGCTAGCATCTGAGATTTATTTAGGTTCTGAGCTTCTTCTACAACTAGCACGTCATCGATTGTTTTACCACGAATAAACTGTACAGGCATGGCTTCAATAACCTTGTCCTTAATCAATTCTTCAATGCGCAGACGATCGTAACATTTTAATAGGTTTTCTTGAAACGCTTCTAGATAAGGATTAAACTTTTCATCTAGAGAACCTGGTAAAAAGCCAAGAGAGTTTCCTACTTCAATAGTGGCACGAGTAACTAAAATTCTCTCTGCTTCTTTTTTAAATAAGAAATCTAAAGCAGTTTGTGCAGATACAAGCGATTTACCGCAGCCGGCTCTACCTGTTATAACCACAACTTGATTCTCACGAATTAATCTTTTAACTTCTTTTTGTTCTTCATTCAGATCTACTTTGTATCGAATCTCATTCTTACGGGTACGGTTAGCTTCTCTCATCACTTACTTTTGAAATATGTTCTGCAATTTTAATCTTTAAGTCTATGTCACTTACATGTTCTATAACTTCTTTTAGTAACTCTTGAAGATGTCTTTTGCTTTTTTGTTTACTCATTCTAACATTTTGAGATTCCACAAAATGCAAGAAGTATGATATTTCATCAGCTTCTCTAAGCTTGGTATAGTATTTATCTAAACGAGCATCAACTCTGCGTACAGATTGTGTACTTAATACAACGGCTGCCGCTTTTTCAAGCTCATCAATACGACCTTTCAAATATTGAATTTCACCATATTTGAGGATTTGTTCGTCTGTCATAAGGTTGGTTTTATTTTTCCAGTGTATACGTGGAGTTTTTGGTTTTAAACTTTAAGAGTTTCTCATCGTCTGTGAGAATTTCAGTAATTTGAGTAGTTAACCAAGTAAAGTCAATAGGATTGGGGTCCATAATAAAGCTGTAACCTTCTTTAGGTTCATCATGTAAATCTTTACCCGTACCGTTTTCGTTCCATTCAACAAACTTATAACTCAAACCAGCAATAAGTTTATTATCCTCTTCACGTTTCAAATAAAATATTTTGGGTTCAGGCTTTTGACCACCACAATCTTCACAGTATTGTGCATCTAAGTGCTGCTCACCTTTCATAGCAGCGATTTCTTTTTTACTCATCTGTTTTCCTGTTTTAATGATTTTACTACATTTACTACATAACAGTGCTCCCTGACCACCGTTGAACTTGAATATTGCTTTTTTCTTTGCCATATTAAAAATTCCAATGTTTATTTTCTCTCTCCCAATAAAACTCTAGAGGTTCTTTTTTCCAGTCATAATAGAAGCCTACTATGTCAGACCAAAATACACTGTGTACATTTTCAAATAACGCAACCGAGATTACATTAAGTCCCTTATCCTTAAGATCTGAATGAATAAACTCAAAGGTTTTTCCAGAAATGACACCTCCTTCTACAATGATTACATGCTCGTAAGAGTCAAACTTATGAGAAACAAAATGTATAAAGTCATCTTGAAAATGTGCAGGATCTTCGTCTGGATAAGGTATATCCACAGGTATAATATCAAGCATTTCACCATTCTTACTGAGATGATGTGCTACATGCATAGCAACAGTAGCACTGTAGTCAGGAGAAACCATTGCAACTACAGTGTTCTGAGGACTTAATTCATGGTATACAGCTAGTTCTTCTAGCTGGCTACATACTTTTACAATGGCTTCCCATTCTAATTCTCTATTGACTTTCATAGGTCTTGCGTTATAATACCCAATCGGTTGTCTTTTGCATCTGTAATAATATCTACAGTTTCGGTTCTGTACAACTTGTATTCCCGATTCTTGTAGACTTTGATAGTCTTATATTCGTCAAGGTATTTAAACCCCTTCTTAAGTAAGATATCACGTATCTTCTTAAGTTTCAAGCTCGAAGTATACCTATCTGGCATATTACACTTTAAAAGTTTAACCTCACCTCTACAAAAATAGTAATAAATTTGTAGAATTTAAACTTTCTAAGTATATTTGTATTGTAGACCTTAAACCAATAAGAATATGGATACAAATGAAAACCTTGCACAGGACGCTCAAAAGCAAGAGCAGCCTTCGCGAGACGAGATTATTGCATGGTACAAAGCACAGATTGAGTTGGCAAGTCTTAGACACCAACTTGCAGATCTGAACAGTAAAGCAGCTATTGCTGATGCACAGCGAATAAATGCTATTATGACTATGAGTGCAATGCAGGCTTCACAGGAAGAAGGTGAGCAGGATGAAAATATTACCCCTAATGAAGAACCGGCGTCTGGAGGTGGAAGAACTCTCAAACGCAATAGTTAAGAAAGGTGTGAAAGTGAAATCCAATACCTGTGAAAACCTATGGAATAAGCCCTCCGCATAAACGCGGGGGGTTTATCCATTCACAAAATTCTTTAAAATGAAAAAGCAACGAGGAGGACCTAAGCGAAACCGTTGGATTGAGGAGATGGAGGATAAGAACTACGAAAACCGTGGTTTTGAAAAGTTTTCTAAGAAAAACCAACAAAAAAAGAAAACTGATTAGGTCCTGCCACCATAGCTCAATCTGGTAGAGCAACTGATTTGTACTCAGTAGGTTGTGGGTTCGATTCCTACTGGTGGCTCTAAAAAACTAAAAAACTAAAAAATATGAAACACATCTGTAATTTAATCAATAAACTCACTTTTGGAAAAATATGTTTTGGTTGGTGTAAAAAATAAGTTATGAAATTAGTAGGAACAAGAATTTTATTAAATAAGCCTGTAAAACCTGAATCCAAGGTTATCCTTACTCCAGAAGGAGAAGCAGAGCTTGAAAAAACAATGATGAAGCAGTGGACAGCTCTCGAAGTTTATGCTGTAGGTGAGGAGGTATCTCTGGTAAAAGTTGGCGATAAGGTTTACATCCCTGCCATTATTCTTCAGAACACAGAGATTATTGAAGTGGAAGGTGAAACTCGTTTGATGATTGCTGAAAGAGACATTGCAATTGTCTGGTAATTAAAGGCGGGGTGGACTGGAGTAGGTTCCAGCTTGGTCTCATAAGCCAAACCACGTGAGTTCGAATCTCACCCCCGCAACAGAATAAATCGTTCTTTGAAAAATCTGATTTTCATTTGTGACTGAACAAACTCTTGAGAGGGGTTAAGGTAGTGTCACTGTGCTGAAAAGCACTAGGAAGCACGTTGTCATGTATATGAGATAAAACCATGCATCTTAAAGGTGAGCGCAACCAATAAGCTCTGTAGTCCTGCGAAGTATACTATACTGATCTCTGCAGCAGGTGCTGGTAGATAATCCAGCTAGTCAACACAACAGAATTAGCTACTCTGTTGGACTATAGGTTAAAAGGGGTATACGTTGGACTTGTGGGTAGTCAGGATTCCCACCTAATGAAATCAGTTATAATATGGGGGGTGAAAGGCTTTCGACAGTACTGCGAGGGTCAATGCACATGCAGAGAGATGGTCCTGCTCTCTATAATCACGTACCAGAATATAACCGGCGAAACTGAACTTTCGTCTATGACTTGGGAAGACGCTATGTCTTTCGTGGGTGCTGAGTTAGAACTTGCTGCCTAGTCATCGGGTGGTGACAACCTTGGAACAGAAAGTCACAAACACGTTTCTTAGTTCGTAAAACTAAGTGGTGGAGTGCGACCTACTTGGTGTGCCTTTACGGTGCAGACCATTTCGTTGACGTCAACAAAATGATCAGTACTAAGCATGTGATAAGCTGCATTGAACTGCTTCTTTATTGGACGTGGGTTCGAATCCCACCACCTCCACAAGTCAATGTCGTGTTGGTGTAAGCGTAAAAATAACACGCCTATCCCCACTTGGTGGAAAGGGTTACAGGGTTTACTCGCAAGTATATCCTGGATATTAGGTAATGAGCGTGAAACTCGCTCACTGACATTCATTAAGAAACAAAACCAAAATGGAAGTAAACAAAATAACAAAAAAGGTAAGACTGGATCACTACGATCTGGTAAAGTACCAAATCATTACAGAAGTAATGTTCTTCAAAAAGGAGAACATTGTTCCTAGTGATTTGGAGCTTCTGACATTGTTGGGCTTATGGGGACCAATTGAACTACGACTATTCTGTGATCGTGCTTCTGGTATTGTATATAAGCATACTGAAAAACCAGAGGTGCGTTCACAGAACGTGCGAAATCGTATGGTAAGTCTTGAAAAGAGAGGATACGTAATAAAGTCTAGGAAGGGTAAAAAAATCATCCGACTTGTAGATGCATTGAGTGTTGCAAAGAAAGGAAACATTTTACTAAACTATAATTTTCTAGCAGTTGAAACCAACCAAGAGAAACCCAATAGTAAAGAAGACAGCGGAAAAGCTTAATCTAAATCAGGAGTTAGTTGATTCGGTTATTGTACAGTATTGGAAATATGTGCATAATCAAATGTCTCAGGTAAAACATACGCATATTCAAGTTCCCAATTTAGGAACATTTGTAGTTAAACCCTGGTCACTTGAAAATAAAATAGCTCGACTTCAGAGACTGATTGAAGCTATAGGTGCACCAAAGACATTACAACAATATAGTATCCTGAAAGAGAAGTATGATCAACTTGATAAACTTTTAGACTTAAAAGAAAAAGTTGCTATTCTTGATCAGGAAAAAGCTGAAATAAAAAACCAAAGAAAAAAAAGATGAACAGCGTAATACGAATTTGGAAGAACAAAGGACAAATATTTGAGGGTATTAAGAACTCAATATTTACTACAGAAGATGTTGAATCCATTGCTAGTGAAAGAATGTATATATGCGACAGTTGCGAGCATATTGATAGAAAAGGTGACAAGTGTTTTGTACCAGGTACACAGCCATGTTGTGGTGAATGCGGTTGCAAACTTCTTTGGAAAACTAGAAGCTTATCAAGCAGTTGTCCTATAGGTAAATGGAGAGAAGAGCTTTCAGATGAAGAAGCTCAAAAGCTTGAACAAAAATTAGGACTTTAAAACCAAACCCTATGGAAATATTTTTTAACGAGTCAGATCATTCTTATCACTCAATTGATAAGTCAGATCCTATTAAGTGGGTAAGTGCTACATCACTTTTAAGTTTTTATAAGCAACCTTTTGATCCAAAGTCAATTTCTGAAAAGTCTTCTCGCAATGCTAAAAGTAAATGGTACGGAATGAAACCTGAAGAAATACGTGCTATTTGGAAAAAAGAAGCTGACCGTGCAACATCTTTAGGTAACTGGTATCATAAACAAAGAGAAGATGATTTGCTTGGATGTAATACAATTGTACGATACAATACGGAATTAGCAATAGTTGCACCTATTGTGGATGCTGAGGGATATAAAGTAGCTCCTAATCAAAAACTCACAGAAGGTATATATCCAGAACACATGGTGTACTTAAAGTCTGCTGGTATTTGTGGACAAAGTGATTTAGTTGAAGTAGCAAACGGTAAAGTGTATATTACTGACTACAAGACAAATAAAGAGATTAAAAAAGAAAGTTATCGTAACTGGGAAGGTATTTCACAAAAAATGGAATATCCTGTTTCACATTTAGATGATTGTAATTTAAATCATTACAATCTTCAGCTTTCTTTATACATGTATATAGTGCTAAAGCATAATCCAAAGCTTCAACCCGGTGAACTTACAATTCATCATATAATGTTTGAAGAAAGGGATGAAAAAGATGAGAATGGTTTTCCTCTTGTTATCTATGATGAAAGAGGTTTTCCAAAAGTAAAAGAAGTGGTGATATATAGATTACCATATTTAAAAGATGAAGTTGTAAGTCTTTTAAAACACTATCAGGACAACAAAGAAAAACTATTAGTAAAAAAGTATGGTCAAGCTGTTTGATATCCAAAATGGTACAGTAGTTCCCACAGAGCATTGCTTTGTTTTGGAAACACTTAAAAAAATATATGACGAGTATCCTGAAGATTATTTGTCAATTTATGCATATGTTTTTTATATGACGTGCCCTAATCCAGAGTTGAATCCTTTCTTTGATATTATTGAGAATGATAAGGAAGAGCTTATACTTAGAGAGGTTAATGCAGAGTTTTCAACTGAAGACATTGCTATAAGAGACGCGATTAAGTTTTGTGAAAAATTATATGAGACACCTACATATAGAGCATACATGGGTATAAAGCAAATGCTTGATAGATTGGCAAGATATATGGAAAATACACCTATTGAGCACGGTAGAGATGGTAATATTAACTCACTAGTAAATGCAGCAGCTAAATTTGAACAAATAAGAATGTCGTTTAAAGGTGCATATAAAGATCTCATGGAAGAGCAAAAAGGTACAGCAAGAGGTGGTCAGCAACTTGCATATGACCAATAGTTTAACGAAAAGAAATAAATATGAGTAATGAAGGTGACAGTAGACAAACAGAAGTTGGCGACAGTAGTACTTATGATTGCAATGTTTTTCAACCCCTTTGGATTCGATGCTTTATTCAAACTAGTAATGGACTTGACAGGTTCTTATTGGATTACGGATATAATTTTCTATTGCGTTTCGGGATTGTTCTTTGGACTATATATCTTATTGCGCAAGTCGGTTAAAAAAAATAAAAGACATCCCCATGATGACCTATTTATATAGGATAAGAAATATTATTACTGAAAAGCTAGGATGGATATTTTGTCAGATATCTTTTATATCAATGTTGAAATGGAAAAATGAGTCATTTTCATCATTCTTTTACAGCATTGGTGTTTGGTTTTATAGTTTGTATAAAAATATTAATAATGAAGAATTTATGTTAAACGACGGGTTTTACAATTGGATATTCCATTTTAATCCTTATACACAACTTTGGTCAATAATTCATCGTGAAGATTATACTGCTTACTGGAATGGTAGTGAAACTAAATATCCAGTAGTTAAATCAAAGGATATAAAAACTTTGATTTACGTAGTGAATACTTCAGAAGGTGATCCTTCATTTATTGAAGAAATTATTGATTTAGCTGTTAAAGAATAATAATTGGAAGCATTTATTGACATACCAACCTATGATGCATCTGTTGGTGAATGGAGTACTACTAGTTATTCTACTCGCGAACACTTTGTAAATTTCCTTAAATCAATTTTTAAGGAACCCGGACAGTATGCGTTTGATGAAACTACACGACTTTTTAATGATCAAGCTAAAAAGTTTAATCATCAGAAGGTGTATTGTGCTGCACCATTTCGTAGTAAAGATTTTATTGACTATTGGAATTGTGAAAAAGAAAAATGTAGAAAGGGTGTAATATATAAAAGTCCTCTTGGTAAGGTATGGTATCTTACAAGAGACTACTATATGTGGTTAAACTTTTTACCTATTTACAACAAAGAGCAGGGAAAATTTACATTTCCTGATATTCGAGATGCACAATATCATATGGCTCTTTATGAAGACATTGCAAAATATAGTTACAAGCATGTCGCAATTCTTAAAAAACGTCAGATTGCATCTTCTTATTTTCATGCCGCTAAGATGATTAATAACTTCTGGTTTGAAGAAGGGTCTATCAATAAAATGGCAGGGTCATTAAAAGATTACATTAATGAAAAGGGGACATGGAGATTTATGGAGGAATACAGAAACTTCTTGAATCAACATACCGCTTGGTACAGACCTTGTAATCCTGATAAAATTCTTAACTGGCAACAGAAGATTGAAGTGAATGCTGGTGGAAGAAAGAAAGACGTAGGTCTTAACTCTGTGATTATTGGTTTATCACTTGACAAAGATCCTACAAACGGTGTCGGTGGTCCTTGTAATCTGTTCTTTCATGAGGAGGCTGGTATTGCTCCAAACATGGATAAAACTATGGAGTATCTTTTACCAGCATTAAAGTCTGGTATGATTTATACAGGGATGTTTGTAGCTGCAGGTTCTGTCGGTGATTTGGATCAGTGCGAACCGTTAAAAGAAATGATTCTGCAACCTGACTCAAAAGATATTCTTGCAGTCGGTACTAATCTGCTTAATGAAAACTGGGAATACGCTGAATGTGGTTTGTTTATTCCTGAACAATGGTCAATGTTACCATGTATTGACGAATTCGGTAACTCTCTTATTGAGCAAGCCTTAGAAATGATTATTAAAGAGCGTAAAGATTGGAAGAAAAAACTTAAAGCTCAAGATTATCAACTCCGTATTTCGCAGAAACCTATTAACATTGAAGAGGCTTTTGCAAACAGAAAGGTTTCAATATTTCCATTACATTTGGTAAATGCACAGTTAAGAAGAATTGAAGAAAGAGAATATTATACTGAACATGTAGATTTATACAAAGACGAAAATGGCAAGATCACTGTTCGCGAATCGCGAAAACTGCCGATTAGTGAATTTCCGCTTTCTCCAAAGACTACTGACAAGGAAGGTACAATTGTAGTATATGAGCGACCTGTTGAAGATCCTACTTTTGGAATGTATTATGCTTCCGTTGACCCTGTATCTGAAGGTAAAACAACTACATCAGATTCACTGTGCTCGATAATTGTCTACAAAACCCCTGTAGAAATTACCAAGAAGAAAAGTGATGGTTCTGTTGAAAGTCATGTTGAACGTGATAAGGTAGTTGCTGTATGGTGTGGGAGATTTGATGACTTAAACAAAACCCATGAGAGATTAGAAAATATAATTGAGTGGTACAATGCTTGGACTATTGTCGAAAATAACATTTCGTTGTTTATTCAGCATATGATAGCTCGAAGAAAACAGCGATATCTTGTACCCAAAAATCAAATTCTTTTTCTTAAGGACTTAGGTGCAAATACAAACGTCTTCCAGGAATATGGATGGCGTAATGTTGGTAGTATATTTAAAACGCACCTTTTGAGTTATGCAGTTTCTTTTTTGACGGAAGAACTGGATCACGTCACAAAAAGTGACGGGGAAATTGTAAAGACAACATATGGTATAGAGAGAATTCCGGACCCAATGCTGCTTAAAGAGATGCAAGCATATAGGGAAGGTTTGAACGTTGACCGCTTGGTTAGCTTTGCAGCACTTGTTGCTTTTTCTAAAATACAACACTCTAACCGAGGTTACGCTAGAAAAACTGAGTATGAGAACACCAATTTGGAGAAATCACCAAAAAATAGTAACTTAAACATGAGTCCCTTTAGGCATATTGGAGGTTCCAGAAACACTACTTTAAGCTCAGGAAAGCCTAGGAACCCGTTTAAGAACTTTCGATAATAGACATTAATCCTATGAAAGATGCAAATATTTAATGCATTACAGATAAAAAACGGCGCTAAAGCTGAATATAATCGGTTGGGTACAATTACTCAACCCATACAGTTTTTGTCTACAAAAGACAAAACAGAAGAATGGGGTGCTTGGAATATGGACTGGTATGAAATGCAAGGACTTAAGCAGATTCGAAGAAACGCCCGTAAACTTCTCAAAAACTATAAGCTTGCGAATGGTGTAATTGATAAGACTGACTACATTATTGAAGAAGATAATGAACAGGCGGATCTTATCAATATTCTCACAAAGACTGATGAGTCGGCTTTAGAGCTTAAGTTTTTCCCAATCATTCCTAATGTGATTAATGTCCTGTCCGGTGAATTTGCTAAACGTAATGACCGGATAATGTATCGTGCTGTTGATGAGATCTCTTATAATGAAATGCTTGAAGAGAAGCGTCTTATGGTAGAGCAATATCTATTATCTCATGCTGAAGCAAAGATGATGGAAATGCTGATGGCACAAGGAATGCAAATGGATTCTGAAGAAGCTCAACAAGCTTTAAATCCTGAAAATCTTAAGTCTTTACCCGAAATTGAAGCATACTTTAAAAAAGACTATCGCTCAATGATTGAGCAATGGGCTATGCATCAGCATCTTGTTGATGAAGAGCGTTTTAAATTGAAAGAACTTGAGAACATGGCTTTCAAGGATATGCTTATTACCGATAGAGAGTTCTGGCATTTTAAAATGAATGAGGATGACTACGAAATTGAATTGTGGAATCCTGTATTGACTTTTTATCATAAATCACCTGAAGTAAGATACATTTCACAGGGTAACTGGGCTGGTAAAGTAGATCTTATGAGTCCTTCAGATATCATTGACAAATATGGTTATATGATGACTGAAGAGCAACTGAGATCGTTAGAAGCAATCTATCCCGTTAAAGCAGCCGGTTATGCAATTTCAGGATATCAAAACGATGGTACTTTTTACGATGCTACACGTTCTCACAAATGGAATACAGAAGGTCCGTCATTGGGTTACCGTCAGTTCGTCAGTGTTAACGACCGCTTCCTTGGACAAGGTGACGATGTGATCACACAAATCTTGGAAGAATCCGAGGACCTTTATGATTATGGTACTACAAATCTTTTAAGAGTTACTACTGTTTATTGGAAATCTCAGCGTATGCTTGGTTATTTGACACGTATTGAAGATGACGGTAGCGAAATTAAAATGATTGTGGATGAGAACTTCAAAGTAACAACTAAACCCATGTATGACACATCTGTTGTTAAAAGAAAGACAGCAGATAACTTAGTCTATGGTGAACACGTTGAGTGGATCTGGATTAATGAGGTTTGGGGAGGACTTAAAATTGGACCTAATAGACCTACTTTTTATGGTAATGCAGATGCAACGGGACTTGCACCTATTTATCTTAACGTAAAACCTGTAAAATTCCAATTTAAAGGTGACTTTACACCATACGGATGTAAGCTACCCGTAGAAGGTTCTGTTTTCTCAGATAGAAACAGTCGTTCAGTAGCTCTTGTGGATAAGATGAAACCTTTTCAGATTGGTTATAATCTTGTAAATAATCAGATTGCAGATATTCTTATTGACGAGCTGGGTACTGTTATTATGCTTGATCAAAATGCTTTACCTCGTCAATCAATGGGTGAAGACTGGGGACAGAACAATTTTGCAAAAGCTTATGTAGCAATGAAGTCTTTCCAGATGTTGCCTCTGGATACTTCTATTACAAATACTGAAAATGCACTTAATTTTCAGCATTATCAAGTGTTGAATTTAGAACAAACACAACGTTTGATGTCTAGAATTCAACTAGCAAATTATTTTAAATCACAAGCATTTGAAACTATTGGTATTTCACCTCAACGTCTTGGTGCTGTTAATGCTCAGGAAACTGCTCAAGGAATTCAGCAAGCTGTAAATAATTCTTATTCACAAACTGAAACTTATTTTATTCAGCATTCTGAGTATTTGATGCCCAGAGTTCATCAGATGCGTACAGATCTTGCGCAATACTATCATTCACATAAACCTTCTGTTCGTCTTCAGTATATGACAGGAATGGATGAAAAGGTGAATTTTGAAATGAGCGGTACTGAAATGCTTGCTAGAGATCTTAACATCTTTGTTACAACAAAGGTGAATCAAAAACAGATAATGGAGCAAATACGTCAGCTTGCTTTAAGTAACAATACTTCAGGCGCTTCTATTTATGATCTTGGTAAGCTTGTTCAAGCCGATTCTCTTGCTGAAATTAGCCATACCCTTAAAGGTATTGAAGAGAAGACTACTAAAGCTAAGCAACAAGAAATGCAGCAAATGCAAGAAATTGAGCGTATGAAGCAAGAAGGTCTTGATAAGCGTTTAATGGCAGAGCAACAATACAAAGCAGAACAAGCGCAGCTTGAGCGTGACAATGATGTACGAGTTGCTGAGATTAGATCTGCTGGGTATGGTGCTATGGTTGATCTTGATAAGAATAGTCAATCTGACTTTAGAGATACTCTTGATTATTTAGATAAAAAAGATCGTGCGGATCAAGAATTAAATATGCGTCGTGAAGCATCTGTTGCAAAGAACGCAATTGATCAGCAAAAACTTGATTTGCAAAGACAAGAGTTACAAGCAAGAAAAGAGATCGCTCAGAAGCAAGTAGAGGTCGCAAAGACTAATAAAAACCGCTTTGATAAGAAAGATTGATAAAAGCTAAAAATACGTTAGCGATATAATCCCAAAAATGTCACACATTCTTTTCTAAAACTAACTTTCAAAAGTTTAGAAATAAATTATAATGTGTAGATTATTAATGTAGAACAACAAAGAAACCAACACTTTAAATTATGGCTACAGACAAAAACCAATCTACAAATGTAGAATCTGTAACGCTCTCTGACATCGATGATTTTCTTCCTATGCCAAGTGCAGAGGATGTATTAACCGGAGATGGTAGAAGTGATGCAAAAAAACCAAGTCTCTTTTCAAGAAATGCAGCAGTTGATATGAGTTTTCTTGAAGATGATGAAAAAAATGAACCTGCTGATGACAAGAAAAATGATTCAGCAGATGATAAAAAAGATCCAATTAACACAGATGATGTTTTGGATGATTTGAATCCTTCCGATGAGGATGAATCAGACGAAGCTGATTCAAAAGCTGGAAGAAAAAAAGTTAACAAAAGCGGAATGGTTGAAACATTCGCTAAGTTGATTGAAGAGGGTCTTATCATCCCCTTTGAAGATGATAAAAAATTAGAGGAGTACTCTATGAAAGACTGGAAAGAGCTTATTGAAGCAAATTTCCAAGAGCGCGAAAAAGCGATTAGAGATCAAACTCCTAAAGAGTTCTTTGAATCACTACCCGATGAACTGCAATATGCAGCTCGTTACGTAGCAAATGGTGGAACAGACATTAAAGGTTTGTTCAGAGCACTAGCTCAAGTTGAAGAGACTAAGTCTTTTGATCCTGAAGCAGATGCTCATCATGTGGTACGTCAATATTTGAGAGCAACCAATTTTGGAAGTGACACAGATATTGAAGAGCAAATTAAAGAATGGGAAGACTTTGGAACGCTTGAGAAAAAAGCGGGAAGTTTCAAACCCAAACTTGAAAAAATGCAAGAAGAAATTCTTGAAGAGCAGATTCAGCGTCAAGAGCAATACAAAAAGCAACAAGAAAAAGCTGCTCGTGATTACATGAATAATGTATACGAAACGCTGAAAGTTGGTGACTTAAATGGTGTAAAAATCGATAAGCGTACACAAACATTCTTGTTCTCAGAATTGACTGATGCCAAATATCAATCTATGTCGGGTAAGCAAACAAATCTACTAGGACACCTCCTTGAGAAATACCAATTCCAAGAACCTAGATATGATTTAGTTGCTGAAGCGCTTTGGTTGTTAGCAGATCCTGATGCTTATAAAGATCAGATTCGTCAACAAGCAAAGAATCAAGCAACACAAGATACAGTTCGAAAGCTGAAATCTGAAGAGGCAAGAAAAATTGCAGGAACAGTAGCTGACGAAAAAGAAGAAAAAGCCGGAAGAAAAATTCCTCGTCCGTCAAACATATTCAGAAGAAGTTAAACCTTTAACAAAATAACAATTTAATCCTAAAACCCTTTCAAAAATGAGTACACCTGTTCTTAACAATGGTCTATTCCTGAGAGACACTAGCTATAAAGTTAGCTCTCACGTGGACAGCTACCACCTGGTGAACATGCTCAAGAGTGCAGAACCCATGGATTTGGGTCCTGTAGACTTGTGGGCAATGACACAGAAGGTAGAAATGCCTCTTT